CAAGGACGTTAGGCAAGGACGTTAGGCAAGGACGTTAGGCAAGGACGTTAGGCAAGGACCGCAAGACAAGGACGTTAGGCAAGGACCGCAAGACAAGGACGTTAGGCAAGGACGCTTGCTGATGGTTGGTGACGAGGACGCAAGGCAAGGACACTTGCCGAGGACCGCAAGACAATGACGCTAGGCAAGGACCGCTAGGCAAGGACCGCAAGACAATGACGCTAGGCAAGGACGCTTGCTGATGGTTGGTGACAAGGAAGGGTAACGAGGACGCTAGGCAAGGACGCTGAGAGCGAGTTCCAGCTGGGGTTTGTTGGTGGTGAATGCTTGCGTGGGTTGTGAGAGTTGTTGGTTGCGCGTGGTTGCGCGTGGTTGCGCGTGAGACAAAAAAGTAAATAGCGGAGGATCATTCAATCATCGGCCCCATCGAAGACCCGCGACTCCACCGGTCCATGTGCGGCATTAAAGGTGTCACACTCGCTCTTGCTCGGCAATGGACCTAGACCAAAGTAGTCAAATTCGCGTTGCACTTCACGTCGGGCACATGGATAAATTTCGTCGATGATAAAATGGATGGTCTGTGTCGCAAAATATTCACGAAAGTCGCCATAGCTTATGTCAAGAATCGGCATGGCCAAGATAACCGCGCTACTCGTGAGACCAGGTCTGTGAGTGAACAAGGTCGCGTACGTCGTGATGAGAATGTCGGCAGGGTCGGCAGGGTCGGTGCTGATGAGCATTGGGACCTCATCCTCATAATGCGCACTGATGCATTCTTGTTGAAGCTCTGTAACGTGTTCGTCAAGTGCAGTCAGGATGATGTGGGGAGAGCGAAGACGCCCACTGAGGTACCCAATCGCGCCATTCCGCGGGGAGTTAGTCACGAAATATTTTCGGTAGGTCTCATGAAAATTAATATCCCATGTGTGGCCGATGTTGATGGGGGGTGGGAATTTCTCGACATGTAGCATCGTGTAATGATGAGCTTGAACGTGCGCTAGTGGCCCGGCCCGCGGATCGTAATTGGCGAATGTAATAGGCGGTCCGAAGTGCGCATAAAGGCACCGGTCGTAGCCTAACGTACCCTTGGAGGCGTCATCGGCGAGAGCCAAGGCCGCCCATGACCTCTTCCAAAACATGGCATGGCAGTACATGTTAGACGCTGCGTGGGCGCCATCATAAACGATGAAAGAGTAGTCATTGGTCCCATGGGTGGTCTTGTCGTCTTCGATGGTGGTGACACAAATACGCGCCGCCTGGTACTCTGCGAGCAGCGGTAAATTGGCCATGTAACGTGCGATCTGTACGTGAATCCGGAGCACATGCCGAGGATGAGAGGTGATGATCAACATGCGATGGGCGACCCCGCGCGCACAAAGGCGACGAAATATTTCGAACGCAATGAGAGTTTTTGAGATATGCCTCTCCAGATTTATGACACATGTCGCGCGGCATTCGGCATAGGCCTCGGGGCTGTAACGTGGCATGGCACTATCGACGATTCGCGTGTGTAGCTCATCGAGCTCGAAGGCGGCAGTGGTGGCGATGGGCGACGGGGTGAAGGTCGGCGAGGGGGCATAATGGACGTTACCGCCAAAGGACGCCTGCACGTGTTCAAGCTCGAAGCGTGGGAAATAATAATGGTCTCTGGTGATCTTGGCGAGGCAATACTTCGAGACCTCTAACGCGACCGTGAACTCTTCGGCGAGTCGGAACCGATCGCTGCGCCCTGTCACATTGACCTTCACGTGTTGATTGGTCACGACTATAGGGGGAGGCATACTTGTATAGCCGCCTCATAGATTCAAAAAATATACGTGGCGTCCTAATCGTCGAAACCGGCGTCATCAACCTGACGCGGGGTAGGCATGAAATGGCCTTCGTTCAGAATGGTCCCATCGCCATAATAATCGGCAATATGCTGGTAATGGCGCTTAAGCCAGTAGTGGCCGCGGTCGTTGATGGAATGAATCTCGCGCACGACGTCATTCATGGCTGGGTTGGTGACGTTGAGGCGCATGATGCGCCCACGGAGCTGCTTAAAGTCGACGCCATAAGGGGGCGCGGCAAGGATCATGGCCATGGCGTCGGGCTTTGAAATGCCATAGGTAGACGCCCTATAGGTGGCGACGACGATGTCCGCGGCTCTGATCCTTTGAGGGCCTTGTGGGTCAGTGGTCCCGTCGTCGGCGAGGATGAAAATGGCCGCATTAGGCATCGCGGCTGTGCACGCGAGGGCGATGCTCCTGACGTGCGCGACATGATGCGCAAAGATGAAATGGCGTGCGTTTTGAGCCAAGAGGCGGGTGCTGAGTTGCACGATGAGGTCGCGGCGGGCGAGATCTTCGATGAGGCAGGACTCGATGGACTCGAGGTAAGACAAGTAACCCGTTGCCGCGTTATAGATGGGCTTCAGAGCCGGCAACTGAGGAGCACGACGATAGTTATGCTGCATCAGCGTGCATCGAATGTCGTTTTCAGGCGGGCCTTCATACTCCTTAGGCCCGATGATTGATCCGAGATGAGCGTGGAAAATCGGATCAAGCTTGTCGGATCGCGAGTTCGGCTCCGCAGTGAGACCAAGCGTGCAGATTCCCTTGTACCAAAAGATCTTGCGACGGGACTCCGTGCAAAACGTCGGGACCTCGTCGAAGACCACGAAGTCGAAGAAGCCGAAGTACGAAAGGTCCGCGACACGTGTGGCGGCATCGATGTTCATGACTGCAATCCGGCAGTCGACAGTGCGGTCCGTAGTTACGGTATTTGGGCCATAGCGGAAGGCGGGGTTTTCAACGGCGGCGTCTGTGGCATCCACATCGACAACGCTCCGAAAGTCGCCATAAGCCTGCTCCCTGAGGCCGGTGGTGAGGGTAATGAAGAGCATGCGAGACGCTCTCCCTGCCACACAGAGCCGCCTGAATATTTCGAGCGCCAGTAAAGTCTTACCGAGCCCCGTGTCGAGCTCGATGGTGCAACTCGCGCGGTTCTCGGCGATGATGGCCTCAGTGTATTTGCGCTCCATGACGTAAGTGGCGGCTCTGTCTTGGACGTCCGTGGGCTCGAAGTTGGGAAGCAGCACAAGCGGCATCGTGGGCTGACGATTCGGGACTCGATGCACGGGCCGAATGAGGCTACCCCATTGTTGCATGAGGCCGAGCAGCTTGAAGCGCGGGAAGAGGATATAGGACTGCCCATCGATGGTCCGCGGCGGCTTGTAGAGCTCGACACGGACGACTGGGAGACCCTTCTGCTTGGCCCACTTGGTCTGTGCGACCTCGACTTGAAATTCGTGAAGCTTCTCACGGGCCGTGGCGATAATCCTCTCATCGACACCGACACAGCGGTGCGTCACAAAGCACCCTGGAGGCGTTGTCATTTTTTTGTGCCTCACACAAAGAGCCGACCCGAAGAATTAAACTCGTCGAAACGAGCCATTCAATTCTTGCGAAGTCATGTCCACGCTCGACAAGCTGCTTGCCATCCAGGAGAACCGCGACGACTCCCTCGCCAACACAGGCAACCTTCGCCGGCTCATCAAGACCGCCACCAAGGCCCGCAACATCGCCTGCCTCAGTGGCCCGCCCGAGTTCGGCGACGTCAGCAGCCAGTACTACTCCTACATCGAGGCCACGTACAAGCCCTTCGTCAGCGTGCTTTCGCAGTATGTCCGAACCAACTTGCAGCAGAAGGACATTTCGCAAGGGACGCTTCTCGAGTGCGCCTTTGACACGGGCAACTCGACCTTCATCGGAGACCTCATGGTCATGGTGCAGTTCCCACAGGTCACCCTCAGCAGCCTGACGGTCGTCCCCGGCATGACAATTCAGCCGATTCCGGGCTACGGGCGCATTCGCTATTGCGCGTACCCGGGCCTGCGGCTCTTCAGCCAGGTCAACATGGTCATCAATGGCAAGATCGTCGAGCAGTACAACCCGAACAACGCGATCGACTTCTTCTTCCACGAGCTCGACGTCAACAAGCGCGAAACGTTCGCTCGCTGCGTGGGTCAACAGCAGCTTCAACTCGCCCCCTACAGCTGGGCATTCGACCAGTACCAGAACCCCATCGTGCCCGACAAGCAGCTTTACACGTACTATTCGGACGGCCCTCAGACGCCCCGGAACGTGCAGCCGCCGCTGACCATGGCGATCCCACTGCTCTTCAATTGGGTCCGCGACAACGAAATCGCCATCTCGACGGACTACATGAACATCAATGTGCGATCGGTCCAGTTTCAGGTCGTGCCGATGTCTCAGATCGTCTCGCACTATGCGGACGCCCCCATCGCGGTTCCGAGCGCGGGCTTCACGTTCACGGCGGCCTCCGTGTATGCGCGCTCCATCTTCATGAACACCGAGGTCGCGAGCCTCTTCACGCGCAAGCAGCGCTACATGGTGCGGACCTGGCGCACGTACACGCAGCCCTACACGGCCGCCGCACCCAACGCCCCCGGCCAGTTCTCGCTCGACGCCGTCAAGTTCCCCGTCGAGTGCATGTACGTGAAGTTCATTCCGAACATTAATGCGACCGAGGCATCCACCCTCAGCGGCGCGAACATCCCCTCCTACGACTACTGGTACATTGGCGCGCAGATCACGAAATCGAGCCTGCCCATCAGCGTCATGAGCACCAATGCGACGACCGGGGCCGTGTTTCAGAACTCCATTTCCTACCAGTTCGGGTCGATGGCGGACGTGGTGCAGAACATCGACCTTAGCGTCCAAGAGGTCGACCTCTATGATGGCGCCATCGACACGACCACCGCGGGCCAGTACCTGCCCGTAGTTGAGAGCTCGATTCAGCGGGGGGCGCCGTACCCAGGTACGTATGTTTTCAGCTTCTCTCAGCGCTACAAGGGCGACTTCAGCCGCACAGCCGCGGGCTACATGGACTTCACGCTCTTCGGCGACAAGAACCTCACGTTCGGCAGCAACATCATCTCGCCGGCCTTCCCTGTGACGATGATCATCAGCGTCAAGTGCCTCAACTTCATCGACATCACGGAGCTCGGCCTCGTCACGTACATGTTTCCTGCTACTTAAGTGCTGTGGCATTCTTTTCAGAGGCGGGCTTTTCACAAGGCATTGAGAGTTATTTTTTGCAATGGCCTCGAGCCCGAACTACCTGAGTACGACGGCGGCCGGTCAGCCCGCGCCCGTCGTGACCACGAAGGCCAACAGTCTCCCCATGGCCAGCTTCCTCACGGCCGCCAACCCTAGCTCCGCCAACAACAACCTCGGCTCGAATTACGTCATCAACACGGGCACGAGCGTCCTCTACTACTCGCCCAGCATCGTGAGCCAGGCGACGAGCTTCACGGGCCAGCCCACGGTCGCGGACCTGACGAGCCAAGTGACGAACCCGGGCACCGTAGCGACGGCCTGGGGCGGCAGCTGCCTGGCCATTTCGCCCGTCACCGGCCAGTCGTACTCTGGCTACACTATCACGCTGCCTACGAGCGACGCGACAACGCCCGTCTTCACGGCCGGTGACCTCGTTGTGACGAACGGCTCTGTGACGGCCCTCAACGTCTCAATCACGAACGGCATTATGCAGACTTTGACGATCCAGAACGCCGCTGGCACGAGCCAATATCTGACGGTCGAGCCCTCGGGGGCGACCTGCTTCGTGCCGCTGTCGGTTGAGACTATCTATGGGCCGACCTCGTTCCTCGGGCAGGCCGGTCAGGTGCTGCTCGTTGACACGGCCGGGGACGCCGTGACCGTGGGGAGCCCAACGAACCCTCTCACCCTGACGGTTTACGACTCCCTAATCATCGAGGGAAACACGACCCCGGACACGCTGCTGGTGAGTGCCGGCGCCAACACGTACCTGTCCTTGAACACGACCAGCGCCCTTTTCAGCATCACAAACACCCCTATGCAGTGCAACGGGACCACGTCTATCTATGGTGCTGGAGCGGCAGCAAAGTTCGGGGTGTTCGTGGGGGCCACGACGGGGACGCCCATCTTTGCCGTCAACACGACGCTCAGCGAGGTCATCAGCACGAGTATCATGCCTCTCTCGAGCTCTTCCTCGACGCTTGGGACCAACGTGGATCCATGGTTCGCGATCTACGGCGTGACGGTCACTCAGACCAGCGATGCGAACTTCAAGGAGGCCTTCGAGGACCTTGAGCCGGCTCGTTGCCTCGAGACCATCGCGGCGCTGAACCCGACGTCATTCCGAGGGCGTCCTGGGACACGTCTCGAGGCGCTGAAGGAGCGCCGACTTGGTCTTACTGCCCAAAATGTCAGTGATGCCCTGGGCAACCTGGGTGTGGAATGTAGCTGCGTGGAGAAGGGGGCCGACGGGAGCCTCGGTCTACAGTACGACCAGCTCATTGCCGTGCTCATTGGGGCGGTACAGGAGCTCGCGAGGCGACGCAATTAAGGCGTATCAATCGCGTTAATTTTTTCAGTGCGATCTCAAGAGAGAGGCCAATTGGGAGTATCACAGTTGGCTTGCACATGTCGGGGACATTGATCACGAGTGGGTTGCAGCTGAAGGCGGCCGGCGGGGCCGTATCGCTGGTCGCGTCGAGCCTCACGAGCGGCTCGGTGACCCTGACCTTGCCACCGGCCAACGTCAGTGGCGCGCTCCTCAACAACGGCTCGGGGACGCTTACATGGCAGACCAGCTCGGCCGCCAGTGCGCAACTCGGCACCATTAACTATGGTTACATGCTCATGACGGACCCGAGCACGAGCGCAGTTATTTTCGACACGAGTGGATTCCAGATGCTGGGCGGGGCCGGCTCCACGACCGTCGTCTCAGCGAGCGCGTTTGGGGCGGCCAGCAGCGCCACCAGTACTGCGTTTTTCAGCATCCTGCGGCCCACGGGTAGCAGCTCCACGAGCGTCGTCTTCAACGTCGACAACACGCTCAGCACCTCGGGGTCCGTGAAGATCGGCGATGGGGGATCGTCCGGGACGCACGTGTACATCCTGCCAAACACGCTGGACGCCACGAACAACACCCTCGACAGCGTCCTGGCGACGATCGCGAGCTCGAGCGGCAACAAAGGGATCGTGGCCCCCGTGTCCATGACCTCGAGCTACAACGCCGGCTCCGTGATGGTCTTTCCGGCATCTGGAACGCCTCTGACGCTGCAGGCGCTGACCTTGAACGGGCTTCTGACGGCCAACAATGGGGCGCAAATCGCGACCGGCCTGAGCGTCGCGGGGGGCATCACGATGACCAGTGGGACGCTTTCTCTGCCTGCTGGTACATCCCTTAGCGTGTCCCAACTCAACGTGGCGACGAGCATCCAAATGGCAGCAGGCGCGACCATCACGAGCGCTAACAGCTCTCAGATCTCAGTGCCCAATGGCCTGGTGCTGGGGGGAACCAACACGCTAAGCGCGCTCGGGGCGGGTGTGGTTCAGTCAAACAGTAGCGGCGTCTTATCAAGCAGCAACACGTTGACTGGCATAACGCTAACTGGCACAACAACTTTTAGCGCGCTCGGGGCGGGTGTGGTTCAGTCAAACAGTAGCGGCGTCTTATCAAGCAGCAACACGTTAACTGCAGTTACCCTCGCAGGAACGACGACTGGCACGGGTACTATTATTACACCAAATCTAAGTGTGACTTCTAATCGCTTCTTGGGCAACAGCGGTGCTGGACAATATCAAGAGTACATTGTATCAGGTACTATGGGTACTGCTTCTGGAGCGTATACATACTTCCAAGTCTTGGACCCACGTGGGAATGCGAATTCGCAAAACTACCATGTGCAAGTACGACTTGCTGCACTCAGTATAGCAACGACTTATCTTTTTACCACTACTGATCAAACTGTGTACTTGTTTTGGGGAGGATCAGGAAATCCTACTCTGAACTTTCTCGGCAATGGCGGCTCTGCACCATCCTTTAACTACTCGGTAAGCGGGTACGTTGGAAGTATACTATGGAACAACAATGGAGAGGCGGGGCCACTATACTTGGCCATTGAAAACACTGCGGGTACTCCATACACACTGAGTATATTTGTCAAAGTACTGATGCCCCTAATGTAGATTCAAGGGCAGTGTCGAGTGTGTCATTTTTTTATTGGATTTGTGGCGCCGCACTACAAAAAATGTGACAGGTTATAACCTATCAAGTTCTAGAGAACAGACACACAGCAGCACCAAAACTACAGTACGAAAATAGCAACATTACGATAATACCACTAATCAACCTATTGTACAGCACCCAATAAGTTGTTTCGTCCGGATGTTGAAAGGTCCATTCATCGTTGATCAACCAACATAATTTTGGTCCAAAGGTGACGTTATAGATAAGTGTACTTTGAGGTGTCGTCGAACCAGGGGCAATAAAGTTGTTTTGATTGACAATTGTGCATTGGTACGCAGGTGGCGGCGGTTGAAGTAACAAGCCCACCACAGATCCTGCAAGTACAAACATCCCAAGCACACAGCTGACGGCCATGATAACGCACAAAGTACCTAGTATATAACGTGGATGAAATCGTTCGGTAAAGAGCTCGGCATAAGCTGGTGGACACTCGGGACTGGTTGTAGTAGTGGTACCCTCAGTGGCATCAGCAACATAAGCCGGCGGGGCTTCGGTAAGCTCAATTACCACATCGGGTGCTGCATCAGACATGACTCACGAGCGGGTTAAAACAGGTCGTAAACTCACAGTGTAAAGCAAACTGCCTAAGACCATTAAAAAAATCAAATATTATAGGCCCTCTATTCAAGCGTCATAACGGCCCTGGCGCTGCTGATGAGGTCGGCCTTCTTGTCGAGCGACACGACGCTCGTGGCCATCATAATGACGTTCGTCGGGAGGCCGATGGAGACGCTCTGGCTGGCCGCAATAGTTGTCCCATCGACAGGTACGCTAAAGCTGTTGGCGCCAATGGCCGTCGCGGCGTACTGGACGTTGAAGGCCACGTACGAGGTCGTTCCAGCGCCATTAAGTCCCAGCGTATCGATGGTCACAAGCGTCCCCGAGGCGATATTCGAGCCGGTCGCGTTGATGACGAGGGGGTTCGCGGACACGCCAGTGGTGCCGTTGAGAGCGGCCGGAGGGACCGTGAGGGGGGCGCCAACGAGCATAGGCCGCCGGAATGAGACGCGCCACTGCGAGTTCGTGATGCCGGTCGGGACGCCGAAATCGAGGTGCTTCCGGGTGGGAGTTGCAACGTATTGGCCGCTGTTGGCGCCGGTCGAAAGCTCGCAATTGAAGTGGAACATCGAAGCCTGCACTGAGGTTGGTCCGCCCCCGTAGTCGTAGATGGAGTTCTTCGAGTTCGGGACGCTGCCTAGGTGCACTTGAACCACGCCATAGTAGATGTCGGAAGCGCTAAACATGCTCGTGGGGAGGGTGAAAGGCTCGAGGCCGACGCGCACAATGTTGCCCATGACGTCGTCGTCGCCGAGGACGATGTTGCCTACGGAGCCGTCGGGGTTGCTCGTGATGGTCCAGACCAGGTTGGTCTGCGGGGCCGTCGGGTTCGTGCAGTACTTGTTGTTGGCCACGAACTGAACGGTCCTGAAAATGGCCTCGTGGGACACCTCATAGCGCTCCTGGGCGTTGATGATGGAGCCCACGACGTCGGTCACGTGGGGATTTGGGGGTCGCACATTCGTGTTTGAGCTGTTGTGAACTGGCCGTGTGGCGCGCTCTCGGCGGGCGGCCTCGTCGCGCTTGACGGACTCATAGAGGAAATTCTGCGTGGCGTCGGTCGCGTCGCTGGCGGTCGGCATAGGCATGTAGCCACCGGGAGCTGGGGGGCCATTCACGTAGCCAGAGCGCTGTCCCCAGTCGCGGGCATTGCCGTTGGGTGGGACCGTGGCAGGGTTGACACTGTAGAGGTTGGAGCCGGCGCCAGGAGGCTGCTGCATGGAGCCGCCATTGCCCACGTAGGGTGGGCCGTACTGAGGGCCGAAGCCTCCGAGGGGATTGCGACCGTTGTGCGCCATGTGCAATTCTACTGATTCTAAGCACGCTAAATTTCGGCCTCAATCTTGATATCAAGAGTCTAACGATGGTGAAATTGGTCGATTCAGTCGTATCACAGCCGTATGCGAACTACCGCGTGGTCGTCAACCTCGACTCGCTCAGAGGCCTTCCAGCGCCTGTACTTGCCACTCTGGCGACGTCGTTCCTGACCCTGACCCGTGGAGGCGCCGTAGTAGTCGTCATCACGAGCTCAAATGACGCGACCGCCAAGGCCCTCGGAGCGGTCGTTGGAGTCGCCGTGGGCGTGCCCACCCAGACCGGCCGCGTCTTCATGATCGAACGCTTCACGCCCGAATACGTGAGGTCGGCCGTGGCGGCCCTCCAGCAGGTGCGCCTTCAGAGCCCCTGGTCACACACGGGCCAATGGATCTACCTCGACGAGCACCCGACCATGCTGTCAACGGCGGCTGGATGCGGCTTCCTGGTGTACCCGACGAGGTCCTTCGGAGACGCGGGGTCATCACGCGTGATTCTTGGGGCGCTCTCCAAGAACCAGCTGAACACGTTTAAGGTGCCAGGCGGCCAAGTTTGGTCGCCGTGAAGGGCGGGCCAATTGTTTTTTGCAACAGGATGATGAAAAAATAATTGTGTCTTGTGTCCTTTAGCGCGACATCGGCACACCCATGTTGGCGAAGTATTCGCTGGTCGCATCAGCCGCGTTAGAGATGTTGACGATGCGGTCGGCCGCACTATTGCCGTTCAAGAGGCCCTCTTTGACCATCGAGAGAAGCTTGTTGCTTGAGTTGCCGGCCGAGCGCGATGGGCGCGAGTAGCTCGAGGTCGAGGCCCGGGCAGCACCGCCTCCACCCCCCATGGGCGAGTCCGAGCTCGGTGCCATTGACGCCATCTGGCGGGGTGCTCCATAAGAGGCATTATCGCCGCTGTCACCAGGCCTGGCAAAGGTCGCGGATGGCACTGAGGAGTTGGCCGGGGAGTCGGACCCGGGGGCGGCCCCGAGTTTGCTGGCCAGCTCCGACATGGGGTCGTCGGAGCCAATGCGCATGCTGGCTGCGAGGTTCATGGGGGCGCCCCCAGCGCCTGTTACGCGGCTATCTAGGGGCTGCCCGAATTGCTGCTTGGCCTTCGCGACGCCATTGGTTGTGAGCCAATTAATAATCATGGTCGCAACAATTACCTGCCGCGACGGAAGCGTCATGAAGATCGCGCTGTTGGAGGTCTCGTACTCGCGGGCAGCGTCCTCCATGTCGCGTGCCCCACAAGGTCGGACGTGAAGGGGGCGGTTGAGGCGGCCGACAAAGACGCCGCGATAGCTGCTGAGGGTCCGCAGAAACTCTGCCGAAGCAGGACTGGATTCGAGGACGAAAATCGTGTAACGCGTGCCATCGTGGGCCACCATGATGCCTGAATCGACAAGTTTGAATTGAGTCTACTGAGATTCCTGCAGTCGATTATTTGAACCGAAGAAGTGCGAATAGCAGAGTGAAAACTGATGACTTCAACAAATTCGAGCATCGGCGGGCCTTTCAATTCGCGCTTCGAGGAGGCGCCTATCGTGCCTCGGGCGATGGGTACTGGCCCACGAACACCCCCCGCCAGCATCATTTCGAAGCGCGCCGGAGCCCTCGTACGCTTTGACTCGACGGCCCCCTTCTGGCTCATCAACGCCTTTCGCAACATCCTCTATGACTATGTGTCCGTGAAGCACCTGCAGCTCACAAGCTTCGTCAAGGATGCGAGTGCCGACAACGCCATTATGTACGCCTACATGAAGCGCCAAATCGCGAGCATTTTGTGCCGCGACACTGCGACCGTCGGAGCGCGCTTTGAGCTGAACTATAAAAATGTGCACGACGGCCTCGTCATGATGCAGGCCGGCCTCTTCGCGCCCGTCGATGGCCGCGAGAGCCGCGAAACGTTCGACCCCTGCAACTGCTTTTACTACCTCCAGAGCGGCTGCCGCATCGAGCTTGGCGCCGAGGTCGTCGAGACGCCCGGCCACCTCAGCGGCATCAAGCCCATTGTGGCCAACTTCGCCTTCGCGACCGCCACCGAGAGGAGGCTTGCCATCGAGGACGTGGACCGGGTCTTCGAGGATCGGCATGTTCTTGAGATGCGTGAGGCAGCATCGGAACCCTTCCAAGTCACGCTGCAGCTGCACGGCGATTCGACCCTTGTGTCACTCTGGAAGCGCGCTCATGGCGCCTTTGAGGCCCGCCTAGATGCCCTTTCGGCATCATTAGATGGGCTCCAGACGCACCAGCTAAACGTCGGGGGACGCGGCTTCACGAGCTACATGCTGACGGTTGACGAGCCACGCGGGCACATTACAAGCCTTGTTACTGCCCATCTCAACGAGTCATTCGCCGCGACGACTACGTCCGCCAGCGCGTACTACGACCCGATCACCATGAAGTCCGAGCTTCGTGTCGTCTTTGGTGGCACTGCGACTGAGCTGAAGTCACTTCTGAAGGCGCAGATTGTCACTCTGAAGCAGCTCATTTCGCGCTTCAATGGGCCGGCTTAGGAGGCTCCTCACGTGGATTATTTTTTGTTGAGATTGAGTAAAAAATAATCAAGCCCAGTTCAGACGCCCTTAGATGACCCACCGCCACGAGCAACGTTCCCGACGCGATCAAGGGCCCGAAGAGCGTCTTCTGAGACCGGCCTCTTAACGGTGATGCGATTGACGAGGGTCTGAAGGGTCGCAAGAGTGGCGCCTTGAGCGCTCGAGTCGGATCGCCCCACGATCTTCTCACGGGCCTTCTCCAGGTAGTGGTTGACGAGCTCGACGAGGGTGTTGTCGCCGCCGCCCTCGAGACCCTTGACGATGTCCTGGATGTAGGCAGTCGACATCTCAAGCGCGTTGTTGGTGCGAATGTAGCTCTCGTAATAGCGGTCCATGTTCTCGTGGAGTAGGTCGCTGCTGTTGCGGATGCAATCGAAGGCGGCTTTGTGCTTGCGCTGGAAGTCGGCGCTTTCGCCGCCATGAATGCGCGAGATAATTTCCGTGAGCATCTCGGCGTTGATGTCGGGCTCAAAGATGATGCGCTGGATATCGAAGACGCCGATGATGAGGTCGCGGACGCACTTAACGAGAGCGATGTGCATGCCTTCAAGGGCCTTTGGGCTGGCCGCGGCATCCTCGCGGCGGTTAAGGTAGCCGGACCAGCGAAAGTCGCGGACGGCATTGAAGCCGTTGGTGACGTTCTTTGCGACGTCGGCGCTCTTGATGGAGCTCACATCGAGCTCGAAGTCAAAGACGGTCTCGAAGCTCATTGAAGCTCGGATCTTGCTGTCGAGAGTGCCGATGTCGGCGATGCTGAGGCTCTTGGCCTTGTAATGGCGCTTCCCAACCTGCTCGCAGAGGTCCGGAATGAACTCCACGAGACCCTCAAAAAGCTTGAAGAGGAAGGCGGTCAGGTGCGAATTCGTGAGGCCATTGTAGGTGCCGTCCATGAGCTTGTGGTTGGCGTGCTTTGGCTGTGTTAACGACAGATGGATGGCATCGTTGAACTCGGGACCACTGGGCCAGGTCATGTAGCCTAGGGCCGTGATGGCATTGCTGCTGAAGGTCGCGAGAGGCCCGAACTCGATGGCCTTGGCGTAGCTAAGCAGGGTGCCCTCGTAGAGCTTCAGGACGCGGTCACGGATGCGATGGAACTTGTCACGGACGAGGAAATAATTGCGATGAGCCGCAATGAAGTTGTCGAGGAGCTTGGTAATCTCGTTGGCGCCATTACCGTCGGGCGAGACGAAGATCTTTTCCATTGCGACGATCGCTAAATAAAGGCATAAAATGGACGGCTTAAAACGTTCCTGGCCACGGTCGTGTTCGGTTGGTCCAAAAAACAAGAGGCATGGAAGGGCCATGGCGAGGGATCAACTTGCGCCCCCACGAGCCGCGATGGCTCCAAGCGAGATGGGCGTCTGCACGAGCGGTGCCATGCCCGAACGCCGGTTGCGCATGAGGTTGTTTCGAGGCCCCCAAGGCTGCATGGCACCACCGATGGAAGCGTCGAGGTACTCGTTGATGGCGTCGCGGTTGTTCGTGACCATGCCTTCGCGGAGCCACGTCAGGAAGGGTGGGTTCTGGGGTCCAAAGACGTAATAGGAGGCCGCGTTATTGTACACGTGCGGGGGTGGTTGGTCTTTGTTGCGAATGCTGCAGGACGTGCCGGCACACGCGACGCTAAGGCTGCTGGGGGTGTTGTACCAGATGGCGTCCATGCCGAAGGTGCCTTCGTCGGCGGGCGCATTGAGGTCGCCAGGGGCTCCTGGGCTGCCATTGTAGCTGCTGTTGGCGAAGGTCTGCGGCGTCGGCCACACGATGACGGCCACGATAAGGATGATTACGACCAGCACCGCGAGTCCGATCCCGTGGTCGATCATGATAGAACAAGTGACAGTGCGAAGTCGTCTTGCGGAGTGTGCAAAAAAATGTTCGACAATAAAGATAGTTTGCTCACGAGCTCGATGCGGCAGTCGTCCCTGAGAAGCGCCCCTTGATGTCGCCGATCATGCCGGTCAATGGCCCCTTCTCGTTTAGCGCCATCACAAAGAGCACGATCAAGAGGATCACGACCAGGAGGGCGATGAAGTAGATTAATTTGGGCGTGCCAAAGTCAGGGAACAGCGACTGTTCCTTTGGCTCGAGGGTCTCGAAGATGCCGCCATCGTAGCCGCCCGTGTATGGCTCCGTCTCAAAAGTGACTCCGTCCATTGGATTTGACGAAAGAATATAACCGCGTCGTGATAAAAGTCCACAAAAAGAATCAATGGACCGAAACAACACGAGCTTCGGACGCGACCTGCAGGCGTATTTCACGGGTCTGAAGTATGACCCAACGCAGCCGCTGAAGTACGCGCAATGGGTCGTGCTCGAGTACATGCGGGCTGTGCGGGCAGGGCGCGTTGTCAATGGCGGACGCGGCCTCATCATCAACCACTACATGGGCGTGGGTAAGACGATTACGGCCATCGCGCTCGTTGAGATGCTCCACGAGGCCGACCTCAGCGCGATTGTCATTGGGCCTCGGACGCTCGAGCAGAACTTCGAGGACAACGTCGTGAAGCTCGCCAAGCTGCGCGCCACGGGCGCAATGACCGAAGCTCAGGAGGGCGGTCAAGGTGCTATGACAGGGGCCCCTGAGAGTGGCTCACTCCTTCAGGTCGGTCCGTCGGCACCCCTCTATGAGTATTTCACACTGCGTGCCAACAACCTTCCGGATCAGATTATTCGCCGCTACGTGGGCACAAAAAACGCCATTGACACGGCCGTCACGACATCGAGCGAGGAGATTTCTCTTGCCTCGATGTTCACGGGCAAGGTCGTCATCGTGGACGAGGCGCATCTGCTCTGCAACTCGATTGCCCACGGACGCAATGTGGCGCTGCAGGTGTATCGGGCGCTGATGGCCGCCAAGAACTGCTACGTCTTCCTGCTGACGGGGACGTTCATCACGAACTCGGCCTTTGAAGCCGTGCCCGCGTACAACCTAGTGGCCGGCCGCGAGGTCTTTCCGGAGGACCAGTACGAGTTCGCGGCGCACTTCGGGAGCGCCGAGCTCATCGCCCACAACCGCGGACGGCTCCAGAACCTTATCAGCGGCTATCTCTCGCACGCGGTGGCGGACGCATCTGAGGCGGCCTCGGACTTCGCCTTCCCTACGCGCCTCCCTAGCAAAATCAAGTACCTCCCCATGAGCGGTTCACAGCTCGCAGAGTACTACGAGGCGAAGCAGCTTGAGGCCCGCGAGGGTGGAGGCGGCCGCGGTGGGGCGCGCGGGCCCGGCTTCTTCAAGAAAGGCTTCGCGTCGGAAGACCACGCGGGCTCGTACAAGGTTCGCAGTCGCATCGCGTCCAATGGAATCAACAAGCTCGAGGTCATTGCGGAGCTCGTGGCGTCCCGGCCCCACGACTTGATCCTCATTCAGAGCCCGTTCGTCGAAGAAGGCGGCATCAAGAAGATTGGCCGCTACCTGACGGACACGCTCGGGTACGAAGAGTTTCGATTCGCCACGGACGGCTCTGTCGCTGTTGGACCGCCATCTTTGCAAGGCCGAAAGTTCGCCATGACACCCAATGCCGAGGCCGTCACTTGGCGCGACTTTGAGAACGGGCCCCTCGGACCACGCGAGGCAGAGCTGATGGGGCAGCGTAAGGCGGGTCATTACTTCTTGCTCTCTGGCGAGACGTCTGAGGTGCAGTTTAGCGCGCTCCTTGAGGTGCTCCGAGACCCTCTCAACCGTTACGGCCCCTTCATTCATGTGTTGGTCTGCTCGGGCGTCGGCAACCTCGGCCTCGACCTCAAGAACGGCCGCGTGGTTGTCGCTGAGTCCCTCGGGTACCACATGGAGGACTACAATCAGCTCGTGAGTCGCTACGTGCGCTTCGGAGCCGCGGCCTGCCTGCCGCCCGACAAGCGCGACATTCAGCCGTACATCTTGATCAGCACGACGCCCCCCGAGGTCGCCCCTGACGGGACGCCTCAGAAGCCGCTACCCTCGACGGATGAGGAGCTTCTTTATCGGTCTCTCACGAAGCTCAAGAACAACGCGGCCTTTATTGAGGTTGCCCACAGCGTGTCAATCGAATGCCTGGCGGGGGTCAGCGCGACGCCTGAGATTTGCCGTCGCTGCCTCCCAACGGGCCGGTCCCTGACGGTCGGCAAGTTTGCGTTCAACATGGCGTTGCCGGACCCGTGTGTGGTGCCTCCTGAGGACGCTAAAGGGGCCGCTACGGCCGGCGCAAAAAGCGGTCGCGTGCTCGTCAAGGACGGCGACATCGAGCGCGAGTTCGACTACGTCATGGGTGCGACTCCGGCGTCAATCATCATTCGCGAATGGGACGCCGAGACACAGGAGCTGAGCCCGCCGATCGCACCGACGCACCCTTTGTGGTCGGCCATCATGGCGACCATTCGGGCCTGAGTCCGCGTAGCATCCATGTTTTTTGAGATGCGAATTGCTGATGACTTGGTGTCTCAGAGTGGTCGTGGTATAACACTGAAAATCGTATCGACCCTAAGACATCGGCCGAATTCGATTAAATTATGAGCCATGGGCGCCCCATTTCCGCCCCCCCAATGTTCCGCGACCGCAAGACCCAGCAAGACCCGTACCCTCATGTGAAGGAGTTTAACTCGCACATGTTCGCCGCCTTAGCACAAATGGGCGCCATCCTGGCCGACCGCAATCGCGCCGAGGTCGACAAGACCAGACGCGGCTGTGAAACCGTCGTGCGTGTTCTGCCGGACGCCATCATCGAAAAGGTGCTCCTGTACAAGCTCCTCGACGAGTACCACGACAAGATCATCGCGCGTGATGAGAAATTCATGCTCGAGATTGACTACGCCGGGAAGATGCAAAGTGCACAGCTGAAGAAGGACAAAATCACCGAGTGGGTCGACTTTATCATGCTGCTCAAGATGGCATGGTCGGGTATGGATGCCAGGGCGCGCACACAGATGTGGGAGACCATTGATCGCATGTATTGCGCCTACTGCGAGTATGCGACCATTATGGCGACGTCATAATTGAGACTATCGTAGTTTTTTTGACACGTCTGGTACTTTGAGTCACGACCATGGAGACGCCTACCTGCCTCGGCTACGTCATTGTGGCGTTGCTCGTGTTGCTGCTGGTTTATTGTCTGATGACTTGCCCCATGTCAGGCGGTGGTGTGGCATCTTACACGACTATCCCGACCTATTGGACGAAGCGCGGCGACCCGCCATGGCATTAAAGACAAGAGTTAATATTTTTTGCATCTCAAGATCGAAAAAATAATGCACGCGATGATGCGCTTCAACCGTGTCTCTGACGGTGATCGAAGGAGGACACCTCGCCGGCACCACGAGGGTTCTTGTTGCCGCCAGCAGCAGCGCGCCTTGGGTTGTTCATGGGGGCGTCCTGGTGAGCATTGACGGGGGGCTTGTCGAGGGTCGTAGAGCCGCTGGTGGCCAGGTTGGCGATGTCTCCGAACGACGTGTTGAACTGCTGGGCGGCCCCGGTGAGCTGGCTGATGGCGAGATTGGTCTCCATGCCCATGGTCCCGCGGGCGCCATAGCCGGGCGCAGCGCTGCTGCCGCTGCATGCCGAACGCCCACCGACCACGGCGCCGGCCTCACAGTAACTGCCGTGGATGATCTGCATGGGCTTGGGGCCGAAGCCGCGCATCTTGAAGTTGGCCATGATCTTGGCGGCGCCAGAGGCAGGCGTATTGTCCGCGATGCCACCTCCGACGTAGCCGGACATGATCATGGGCGGACCAGCGTTGGCACTGGCGTTCACAAAGCCCGCTGGCGGGCCACCACCGCAGACGCTGCTGTCGCCGCGACCGCCAAGAACTGAGCCCGTCTGGCACCACATCTGAGGGTCGTGGATGTCCATTGGGGCGTTCATGAATTTCGAGACCGCGTTCTGATTGGCCGTCGGCGAGACGGGGACCGAGCTTGCGGGGCTGGCTTTGACGATTTGGGTGTTCGCGAGGGGGGTCGCGGCGGCATTGTTGGCGGCCCCGATGGCAGCTGCCATGGCGGGTGGGACACCAGCCTTGAGGGCGGCCTGTTCCCCGCCGCACCCGCACCCACAGTCAGTGAATTCAGGGAAGACCATCGAGCCTGGGAACATGTTGTAGCCGGTGTAGGCGCGGCCAAGGTAGTCATAGGCCCCGATGGGCTGGCCCTGAGGTCCGCGGCCGATGATGGGGTTGGGGAGGCCGCCTTGCGTGTACTGCTGCCAGCTGCTGACAATCGGTGCCGCATTGGGGTTTGTGGGGTAGGGGCCATAGTACATGGGCACCAGCGAGGCAACCGACCCTCCTGTGGCAAGAAGCCACACCACAATGAGGGTCGCCACAATCAGGATGACGATTGCAATTTTCGCGTCGACGTCCATCGCGTAATGTATGGGAGGACACAAAAAACGGAAAGACTCGCAAAAATTATAACACGGATGCCCGGTGAATTATAGTTGGAGGAGGGATCGGACCCTTGCCGCAATTAATGCATAGTGGTCGTGTGGGTCGCTCCCCTCTAGCGCTTGAAGTCATGGTTGCAAGGAATGCAATGCACGAAGATGGTCCCGTCCTCGTCGGCGCCTCGGGTCTGACGCTGCTGCGAGACAGTCGGGCCATGGCACTTGTTGCACGGGTAGGTCATGGACGTCTTGGGTGCGATCTTGCCTTCGCGGTTGCGGTGGTCGATCTCATCCTGAAGGGTCTGGAGAGGCCCGGCATTGAGGTCGCGCTCAGTGAGGCGGCCAAGCTGCACGAGAAAGTCGCGCGAGACATGGACGCGCTCCAGGACGGGCTCCGTTAGGTTGCCAAGTAGAACGCTGCAGATGGACGTGTAGACGGCCGAGAAAACGACGCATGTCTCATAGCACTCTTCGGTCATCTCGGTCTTGATGAGCGCGGCCTCGAAGCACGAATATTCAATGGCGGCCGCCGCGGCCATCAGCTGCCCATCGGGGCGCTCAGGGAAGCAGCTGCGGTGCTCTAAGAGGTGGGCCGTGAAGCTGCCCTTGGCGCGCTCTCGGGTCTCGGCGATGTTGGCGCGGCGACGGGGACGATCGAGCTCCATAGTAGATTTGTGTTAAAATAGGCTGTGGAACCACTTGATAAAACGACCAGTCGATTGTGATATTTGAACACGCGCGTTGAAGCCCTCAATACCAGCAAGTCTAACAATGATCGTTGTGTTGTACCACGGTAACTGTCCTGATGGCACTGCAAGCCTTGCGGTGATTCACAAGCGGTTTGGCGATCAGTCTATCATGGCCATCCCGTTCAATTATCACGACTCTCACGCGCTCATTGCGGCGCAACTTAGGCGGGTCAATGATGAGGACTTGAAGCGGGTCAGCGATGACCCCCGCACTTCCCTCAACCTCTTCGTGCTGGACATCACCCTTCAGGAGGCGCTTCTGAGAGCTATCCGACGGGTCTGGACGCACTCGATAACTTGGATCGATCACCACCTGACCAGCAAACGCGAGCTCAAGCGCCTCATGCAAGATGACCTCGGCCTGCTCAAAAACACCGAGGTCATGATCGACATCACGGTCTGCGCGGCGATTCTGACGCATCGCGAGCTGTTTTGCAACGATGATACCACCGCGACTCCTGCGATCTTGAGCGTCGTTGACTGCTATGATCGGCACGATAATCTTCAGGGTTGGCGACGCCAGCTCGTCATCTGGAACTGCATCTCAAACCCCTTGACCGTCGACCGCACACTCGAGCTCTGGGGTCGCGCTCTTACTACGCCCGCTTGGGCCGATATGACGCCCGCCCTAGAGGCGTCTGAGCGCACCTACGATGCCATGGTGGCGAACCTAAGCCGCGCCTCGAACGCGTACTGTGGCTGGCTCTTTCACGATTTGAAGATGGTCCCAACAAGCCTTTCCATCAAGAAAATCTTTGTGCTGCGTGTGGCATTTTTCGATCCCCTGTGCGAAGTGGCCCTCTCAAAGCTGCGCTTCTTGCGCGAGAGACGCACCGACCTCGAGACGCCCAAGCCGGAATTCGTGATGTGCGTCAGGTACCTTGGGAAGCGGGTCGTTTGCTCGCTGCGTGGGCTGCCCGATTGCGAGTATGATCTCGCGGGCATCGCGGAGACCTATGGCGGTGGCGGCCATCGCCTCGCGGCCAGCTTCAGCGTCGAGAGTAGTCTCTTTCAGGCCATGTGGAACGCGACCAAGCGCAGCGAAGGCAAGATGGAATAATTTCAGTGCCGAAGATTACAACCTTAAGCATCTTGACATCCCTTTTTTAGAGCCATGTCAGTCGGGATTCATGTTGGTCGTGAGCTCATTGAGTGGCTCGGCCAGAAGACGTATGGGGGCGCCCTCGAGGTCCTCCTTGAGCGTTATGCCAGCCGCTGCATGCAGATTTTCATCATGAACCCCCAGAGCGCGCAGCTCGTTAACCTCGATGGCGAGACCCTGGCGTCAGGAACTCCGTCCGCCCGTCGCGTCTATGCTCACGCAAATTACCTCTCTCACATGTGCAAGCCAAGCACGCGTGGCATCATCCACGCGCAGATCTCGCGGGCCACTAGCCTGCAGCTCGCGGGGCTCATCATACACCTCGAGAACGCGCCTCTTGAGACCAATGTCGTGGCCGCCACAGAGCTACTTACATACGCCGCCAGCACCGCCCACGTGCAGCGCTTGAAGCCCATCAAGCTCATTTTCGAGATCAACGCCCTCAAGCCCGCTGACGCGATCTTCTCGAAGCCCGAAGAGTGCCGCCGCTTCGTGATGGACGTGCATAAAATGGGCTTTGGGAAGCGCGACTTTGGCATCTGCATCGACACGGCCCACCTCTGGAGCTGCGGCGTGAGTGTGCGCTTTTCGAGCGAGGTCCGGGAGTGGTTTCAGGCGTTCGGGGACCCTGCGTGGATCGCCCTATTTCACCTCAATGACAGCAAGAGCGAGCTCGGTGGGCCTGACGAGCATGACGTCATCGGGCACGGGCGCATCTGGCCTATTGCCCACGATGAGGCGCCGAGTGGGGGACGCGAACATCATGGCGCGAACTATGAGGGCCTTCCTCGACACCCGCGGGTTAAGTACGCGAACGAGGCCGGCTTCATTGAGGTGCTTCGGTACGCTCATGCGCATAAGATAGACGTGATGTTGGAGCGTTCAAAGGCCAACCCAGAGATGGCTCTCGCGGAGCTTGAGGATCTCGTCAAGCTGTATAGGCGCTTAGGTTAAGCGCCTGTCTCGGATGAAGACGCCAGCCTGTTCTTTTTTATGCAGGCAAGAAATATCTCGAGCAGAGTTATTTGCTCAACCATGGACGCCATCCTTGTTGCCGCCTTGATTGCTGCCGCGCTGATCTTGTACTTGATTATGATGATGCCCGCGGGCAAAGGCTATAGGCCATCACCAGCGGGCTTATGGCACATGAAGAAACGGCAGTCCTTTGGATCCATCACTAAGACTGCGAATCTTGGTGGCGTCTGAGCAGTTTAATTCCAAGCGCATTCCTTGTGTTGCACCATTGTCACAATCATCATGAGTGCCGCTGCTAACCTCTTTTTCGCAGTCCTATGGATTGTGGTTTTTTTATGGCTCATGGTGTTGACGTATGAGATTATTATGCTTGATGAAGTGGTGACTGTGGCCGCAGTGGCGCCACCAACGACCGGTGCACAGTCCTTTAGTGGTTGTCAAAGGCAGCAGCAGTCGTTCGTCTCGCTCAAGAAGCCGTACCTTTGGTGAGATTAAAAAATCATGATTGTCTTAGACGCCAACAAATGTTTTTTCTGCAGCATTGAGGCCGAAGTGCTTGTGAAAGAGACGACCACTGGCGCCACTCTCAATGGCTGCGACCGACACGTCCAGTCCCAGATTTTGTATGGTGTCGGCAAGGGTTTGAGCGCTTGTGAGACGGGTAAGGCGTGGGTCGAAATCCTGTTGAAGGCTCACAAAGCTGAAGAAGAACACGATAACCTTTGTGTTGGGTGCGCAGCCTTTGAGCACCTGAGGAGCATTGCGATAGGGCAGTTCGATGTAGTGCCGACACTTCCAAGTGCTCCTGCCGAGGGCATCATGAAGCGCGCGAATGATAGCTTGATTGTTCTTGGCCAATGCCACGACTGCGTGGGGGATCGCAATGCGCTGATTGAGGCTCTGAGTTGGCGGGTCCATGGGCGGTTGCAGTAGCGTCTCATCCATGGTGAACAGCATCAGAAGACGTGCTAATGTTTCTCAATACGAATCTGTGATGGCGGTGCTGGCGACTATGAAAGGCATAGCAAGTTGACCGGCCTCCATGTGTTCCAATTTTAGAGCCATAAATTTGCGCTCTTTGAACAATGCCCACGCGATTAGTATTTTTTGTTCGGTTGCAACGACACAATGGAGACCTGGGAGTACGTCGTCCTCATCGTGGCATTCTTGCTCATGGCGTACTTCTTTATGAGCTCACCCGAGCTCGACTTCGTGGTCCGCGGCTTCAATATGGACCTCTACTCGAAGCGCCCCCAGTACGCCCCGGTACAGCGGCCGCGTTACGACCCGAGCCTGATCGTGACTGAGACGCAGCCGTACCCGCGCTCGGGTCAACCCTTCAGCTATGACCAGCAGACCACCTCCCGCACGCTCACGGACGACCAATACGCCCAGCAGCAAACGCTCTTCGACGCGACGGGGAACGGCATCACGCCCTTTCAAGAGCTGCCGAATTGGAACGATTACATGCTCGGCCAGAGTGCCGGCGCCACGTCTAAAACGGCTGTGGGGGCCGGTGCAACGACGCCCTCGTGGGTGCCGAAGACCAAACCGACGCGCTCAAACACCAACGCAGACGCGCGCCTGGGCTCTGGCGAGCAGCAGAATCTGGCCATGAACTACGGGCAAGCCAGCGCTGTGAGAGCGGCTGCCGGCCAGAACAGCTCGGGGTCAGTCAGGCACATGTCGACCATGCCTCTGGCCGAGAATGAGGGCCCCTACGACAGCGTTCTAACCGACCCTAACAAGGCTGGGGAGATGTCTCTCGAGACGGGGCTGTACGGGGGCCGCTACGCCATTGACCCGACGAAAGACGCGGGCGCCCCAGGCAGCATCGTATGGACCCAGCAGAGCGCTCCCCAGGGCATCCTCGGCGGTTGGAGGCAGCAGCAGACGGGCGCGACGATGTCCAATGGGGCGACGTGGGTCGGTGTTGGTGGGCCTCCTCAGCCGATTGACTCGCCGGGGGCCCGGGCGGCCCGCTATCCTCAGGCGCTTCCAACCGGCGGTATCATGGAGCTGTACGCGGACACGAACGCTTACACGAGGCCAGGGTCGGTGCCTATCATGGCCGATGGGGCGCCCCTCGACATCAACAAAAAATTCGTGGACAATACGGGTCGCGTCGTCACAGGGGTCGCGTATCGGGCCCCTGAGATCGACCCGCGGCTGAATTTCCTGCCCGACAACCACCCGCAAAAGCTCCTCGACCGGCACTGGCACGCGGCGGCCATCAAGAACAACCTACCCCCGACCGAGCGCGTCAAGTTCGTGCGGCGCGTCATGGGCGATGTGGCGCGGTTCAGGCAGATCCCATGGGCCTTTGGAGGCGCGTAACGTGGGGACACCCCACGGGGTCTGCGCGAATGTCTTTTTTGTCAAGAGCCATAAGATGGCCATCCACTGAACAAAAAAAGAAGCCTCTGCAGTATGCACCTGATAGGCTTAAGTGTTAGCGCGCATGTAGTTAAGCAACGAAGAAGCGGTTGGTGGAGAACCCCTTACTTCTTGGACTTGGTGGAGCGGCGGCGGTGGCTGCGGCGCTTGCCGGTGGTAGCAGATGCCGACTTGGCGGCGGACTTCCTGGACCTTCTCTTAGCCATGATGATTGTCGTAAATAGAGTTGACGCGGTGTCATTGACCGTCCCAATTTGCGCATCAAATGAATTAATCGACAATGATAAGCAAAAAAGAGTGTCGGATGCTACCCTGCTAGGTCGAGCAGCCCTCACAGCTTTCGTCCTTGCGAGGGGCGAGGGACTTAAGGCCACTGTACTGGCCGCCTGTGGCGCGCAGGGTAGTCGCGGCTGGGGAGCGCATGTAGTACGAAAGCGTCTTAAGGAGCTTGCGATGCGCGTAAAGGGTATGACCCAGCGCGTCAACAACTTTCGGCTGCTTCAAATAAACCGAATGCGACTGGGCAAGATCGATGTACGCCTCGCGGTCGCTCGTGAGGTCGATCAGGAAGCGCTGGTCGTACTCGTAAATGCCCCTGAAGAGCAACTGAAGATGGTCTGGGAAGGCCGGGCAGCCCCAGATAGAGCCATCGTGCTCGTCGATGTAACGCGTGATGGCCGCGATGTCGAGGCCGAGCTCATTGCAGAGCCGGACGAGGTGTGGATGCCTGATGACGGTCGTCTGGTGCTCGTTCACGATCGTAATCTTGACGCCACGGCGTGGCTCGCACATCTCCGAGATACAGCCGATTTTGGCGCTCGTCTCGGTGGGCTGGATAGACGTCAGCATGCTGTTGGCGACACCGTAGTGGCCGATGTAGGTTCGGAGCCGGTCCCAGTCGAACTCGTCGATAGGCTCAATGAGGATGAGGTCCTCGCCCCAACGGTTGCGGGTGGGGGTCTCCGTGGGCTTCAGTTGAGCGAGCCTGCGGCGGATGTAAGCGTTGCGGATGTCGAACTGGAACATGCCGTGCGCGAGGGGGGAGCAGTGGTCGCAAGGGGTGGCGGGCGGCACGAATCTGTGCTTGCGGCACGCGAAGGTCTCGTACGGGTGCCCATTGGAGCGCGCAACGTCGGCGCTGGCGAGGAGAGCGAAGCCATAGATGACGCCCTGAACGACGCGGTTGATGTGACGCCCTTGAGGCGTGTCAGCCTGCACCATCATCATCGTGTAGAGGTCGAAAAGTCCCTGTTGGCCGACGCCGATGGGTCGGTCACGGAGCGAGCATGTGCGGGCGCCTTCCTCGGCGTATTGGTTGTGCTCGAAGACGTTGTTGAGCATGATGACACACTGATAGGCGCTGTAACCGAGCTCGAGGAGGTCGACATAGGCGCCGGCTTTGCCGTGGAGGCGGCGGGCATTGAGCCAAGTGAGAGAATCGCCTTCATTGCGTGGGATCAGCTCCGGATGGAAGCGCTCCAAGAGCCGAGGCGCGACCAGAGGCTTGAGGGGCGTGAAGTCAAAGAGCGGCTTGTTGAGGCGCGTCGCGACCTCGAGTGGGTTGGGGTACGAGCATGGATTCCAGTGCACGCACATGCCCACGAGGACGGTCCCAAGGATGCACACGGCAGTCTCATGGCGCCTCATGAAGAGCATGATCTCGGTGCACAGGTTGAGGACGATGCGGCCGTCTGGGAACAGCTTCACCATGTGCTTTTGGTTCGAGAATTCGTACACGTGGCTCTTGCTGATGAGGTACGGCATGCCGGTCTCGATCTTGGCGGTCATGACGCGCAGCATGAAGTCGCGGGCATTGACGCGTTTTACGAGCGCGTGGGAGGCGTACTTGCGCTCGTAAAAGACGTACTGGCGCTCGAAGGCGTCCCCCCAAAGCGTCACGAGGTCGGGGACCATGACGGGCGGGAAGAACGTCCACGTCGCGTCCGGGTTCGTGCATCTGCGGATCAGGAGGTCACTCAACATGATGCCCGTGAAGAGCGTGTGGTGCTTGATGCCGGGCGTCGTCTCTGAGCGGGCTTCCGCGAACTCGAGGGCCTCAGGGTGATGGTCTGCGAGGTACACGGCGGTCGAGCCCCTGCGGGCGCCTTGTGAGACGAAGTTGGCCATGGCTGCGAAGGGCCCCATGCACTGTAGAACGCCTTGGGCCTCACCACCAGTCGTGCGAATGTAGCCGCCACGCTCGCGGACGGACGAGACGTCAATGGCGATGCCGCCGCCGCCGGCTGAGTTGCGGGACGTGGCCTTGATGCGGTCGCTGATGGAGTCGATTGAGTCCTCGCCGAAGGTGAGATAGCACGCTGCGAGGCTGTTGGCGCGCGTCCCAGAACGCGACATGACGGGCGTCGACATGGTGATGAGGCGGTTCGCGAGGTAGAAGTAGTTGACCCCGAGATCTTCGATGCTGGGGAGGCGGTTTGGGGCGAGCTGAATGGCCATGCGGAGGTACATCTCACTGGGAAGCTCAAAGGGGGCGCGCTTACCATCACTCTTGAGGCTCTTCTGCAGATACTGGTTTCGGAGCGTGATAAGGCCCTCGGCGGGGATCGTAAAATCGTAGCGATAGTCGGGAAGGGCGACGTTGTGGCCACTAAGCCCCTTTAGCGCGCATGCTGTGCGCTCGTCGATCCACGAGAGAATCTCATAGGTGTAGGGGTCCTGGTTGCTGCGCTGCATGCCCGTTAGGTAGCCTTCGATGCTCAGCGGCTGAATTCGAGCCCTGGATTTCTGCATGTTTGACGCGTCAAGTGCCCGCGCTAAGAGGCCGCAATCGGCGCAGACCTCGCTGAGACCGATACAGGTGCGGACCACGATGTTATCGATGGTGGCCGTGTCGAGTATCGTGACGGTGAGCTTGTCGACCTCGGCCTCGGTGAGCTGCATGATGCGGCCGATGATGCGGTTTCGATGTGTATCGGGTATGTGCTTTTCAGCCAGGTCGACGTGATCTAGGGGGTTCATGAGCTGCTCGATGGCGGTCCAAGCCGCGACTGTGCCTTCGCGGACGAATAAATTCTCGCCATCGGCAATCTGCCTGATGCGCAATTCGACGTAGGAAAAGTCGAGGGGCATGAGGGAGCCATCGCGGTTGCGGATCGTGAGGGTATCGTGGTGGGCCATGGTTGCAGTTGCGATCAATGACGGGCTGATCAATTATTCGCGATTAATGTCTATCCGGCAAGACCCTCTAAGTAGTATAAAATGACAAAAAAGTGAGAGCGACTGGTGTCGGTCTCTAGGCTTGCGCCACGAAATTTACCTAGGTAGGGGTAAATTCCGCTTTTTTGGTGATGCATTTTTGAGGTGCACCATGCTAGTTTGTCGTACTTAGCGCATCGGGCAGGGGTTGGCCGATGGGGTTGTTGACTGCGGGTTCCCGCTACGGACTTCTCCGCCATCTTTTTTTTTGTCGTGGGTGTGATGGTCACCCGGGGTCAGTGTCTTACGAGGAGTCGTCGGACCAGTTGGTACCGGTGTCTGACTTCCAGTCGAGTACATTCTTCAGGGCGAGTTGGGCAGGGGTCAGTGGCAGGTCGGCGAGTGTCTTGGCGGCGGGGGCGGCGGGCTTGGATGGGCCGGCAAGGATGGCGGCCAGCGCGGCCTTGTCGTGGGCTATCTTTCCCTGCTTCTCGGCGGCCTTGGTCTTCCTTTCCTCCTGAGCTCTCTTGAAGAGGGCGCAGAAAGCCAGAATGGCCAAGGATGCGCCGCCGACGCGGAGGTAGTAGGTGGTCTTGGCATTGTTGGTGGTCTTGTCGGGCTTGACCTCGATCTCGTGCAGGTGGAAGATGAGGGTCTTGGCGTCATCGGCCGCGGGGCCGGCAGTCATCTTGTTGACCACGGACTTGAGCGCGCCAACAGCGATCTTGACGGGCAGCGGGACGAAGGAGCTGTAGGCCTCATTGAGCTTCTTGATGTCGGTGAGTCCTGCGAGCTCCTTAACGGCCTTGGTGGCGTTAGGGGAGATGCTGAAGCCAACCTTGTCAGAGCCCTCAAAAGCCTTGAGGAAGGTGGTCTTGTCGGTTTCGGTAGCAGCGTCGAAGTGGACCTCATTGAGATCAAAAGCGATGCGGGGGGTGGTGGCCATTTCTGGTTTTAATTAACGTGCAAGAGTATTGCTGGTTTTTTAGTTGCTGGTTAGAGCTAGGGCTGGTGAGAGCTTAGAAAGGGGCTGGTGAGAGCTAGGGGGGAGAGGGAATCGCGGATACTTAGGGGTCGAAAAAAATCAAATATCGTGGTCATGGCCAAGAATTGATTTTTTCACGGTCTTATTCACAAATGGTTCCTACCTGTAACGTCTGTGGCCGCGTGGCAACACGCTATATGTGGGGAGGCTGGATGTGCCAGGCTTGCTACGATCGCGTCCTTGGCCCCTTAATTGAGGTCCACGGCGACACGGTATATTTCATTGTCCTCGAGCAGCAGTCGCACGGTCCGATGGTCGTGTGTGTTGACTATGCGTTCGCAGGGGCCATATTGGAACACGTCTGGCAGGCTATGGAGGAGGGCGTTTATAGGGCCGATGGTTTGGACCTTTTAACGTACGTCGGGCAGCTGGGCGGGCTTATGGGGCCAGTGACGCCGCTCAATGGCAACCCCTTTGACGCTCGGCTCTGTAATCTCCTCAGGAGCGCCGTTGAAGGGTCCTGGTGGGACCGGCTTGAGCGGCAACAAGATGTCTTCGTGATGCGCGTGACCAACCATGGCAAGACCATCACGTTCTCTAGCCACGACCCTTTCGAAGCAGCATGGGCCGAGCGACGGGCGGTTAAGCGGTTGGGGGCGCCAATCGACCCCGACAGCCTCCTCTGTACGGCCCTTGCGAGCCGCCTCATCAAGCCTGCGCGTCGGGCGGTTATTTCAAAGATCATTCGTGACTATGAATTTTTTGAATTCACGTCAGGCGTCGTAGACTTGCTGCTGAATGGAGGCCACAGAAGAGTATATCACCATTGGCCGCGAGCTCTTGGCTTGTGAGCCTGTTCCCAGCCGCACTGTGGACTGCAGAAGTGCCTTCGGGAAGATGCTCATTTTCGACCTGAGCGCGTCCTTCCCCGCCGTACTGTGCAAGCGTGTGGCTCTGAAGAAGGCCTTTGGGGAGCTCCTCTGGATGATCGCCGGTGAGACCGACGCGGCTGTTTTACACGACCCGAAATATGGCGATTCGAAGATCTGGGATGCCGATGCCGCGGCCTTCTCCAAGCGTCTTGAGGCGCGTTGGGAGAGCTTCCCACCGAGCGAGTCATTGCGCGCCCTGTGGGAGACGCCTTCAAGAGTCGGCTCCCCTATACAGCAGTTCACGACCGACCTCGGGTACGTCTACGGCACTCAATGGAGGTCCTTCACAGGCGTCGACACTCGCGCATGGCTCGCGGGCGACACCACGAAGGCCGTTCACATGATGGACCAGCTCAAGGAGCTCGTGGACCTCCTCCGCCGCGAGCCATCATCGCGCCGGGCTATGGTGACGAGCTACAATCCCGCCCTGCAGCTCGATGGGTCCCTCGCGGCCCTGCCGCCGTGCCACACCCAGTTTCAGGTGAGTGCCAGCCGAGGAAATATGCACCTGAAGATCGACCAGCGCAGCGCCGATTACCTCCTCGGACTGCCCTTCAACGTCGTCAACTACGCCCTCATGGCCCACATGCTGGCTGAGCTTCTTGCCGTGCCAGTTGGGAACATGTATCACACGCTCGGCGACTACCACGTTTATGAGAACCACGCCGACACGGTGCGTGACATGATCGAGGCTTGGGACGCACCACGCAGGGTCCGTTCTCAGATGGGCTCCGACCTCACTCTGAAGCTGCAGATCGCCCCTGGCACGCGCGAATATTTGTGGGACTTTAAGCTCGAGGACTTTAGCGTCATTGAGACCAGCACAGGCACGCGCTACGAGGACTTGGGCTTGCCTCTGTTCACGGGCGCATTGAACGCTTAGGGGCTTATTTGATTATTTTTTAGATGTCTGTTTTCCCCTTCCCTCGTCTCTGTTCCACAAGCATGCCGTATATCTACCCCAACTACGTGGTCTTCTCGCCTCGCGCTGTGAGGACCGGCTTCCCAGCACGCTTCATCGCCGCCATTGAGCGCCACGGCTGGAAGCTACACACTTATTTGCCTCTGGCGCCGACAGAAGAAAACGACGTCCTCATCGCGCGTCACTTCGTTGCCAACCTTCGCGGCAGTGCGTCGGCGCAAGAAATCATTAACGCCATGGCCCGCTGGCACGACGGTGGAGACGGCGATATGGCCCTCGCCATGTTCGTTGCACCCGCGCCCTCCGAAGGCACGCCTGAAGAGGCGGCCATTGAACGCCTCCACGAGGCCTTTATGTACCATACATTCTCGCGTATTTCGATGCTCATGTGGGCCATCTATTTCGGCAAAGACGCGCCGGCCCAGTCGCTTCCCACCCTCCTTTCGCGTCGTTCGGCGGTCGTTAACATCTGGATGCCGTACGTGCATCTGTGACATTTGATTATTTTTTATGGCTCAGATTTCGCAATCATGCTCACCTGCACCATTGCCATTGTCTTCTCGCCCAAGGCGGTTAAGGAGGGACTGCCGAAGCAGTTTGTGACCCTGGTCGAAGGCTTTGATCGCTTCCAGGGCCGTGACGAGACAAGCCTACCTCAGGCATGTGACTTTCTGCCCAACTTTGGCCTGCAACTGCAGTCCTATGATGCAGTCGATATGGGCTCAAGAGGGGACACCCCCACGAGCCATCAGAATCGACAGACTACTGAACAGGCCTCGCCGGAGGCTTGGTTGAGCGGCGATGGCGTCGCGGGAATCGTGACCCTTGTACGTGAGGTGTATGCCTTGTCGGAGGCTGAAAAAAAGATTCACGCGCCTTGTGTTCGTGGGCAGGTGACATGGGACACGGTTGATCTGCTCATGCGCCACGCGGCCGACATCATCGTTGGCAAAGTGTGTTATCATGGTTAATTTTTTGTCATGGGCCCATCCAGAAGGGATCGCAAAGTCCGCGCAGGAGCCAATTGGCGGCGGTGGGATGCCATGTTTCGTGGGCCTTAAAACCCATGAGGGCGACCTGCAGCTCGAGGGGCAACCTCATCATGATGGTGAGGAAGCGAATAAGGGGCGACGGTCCTTCTGCAACTGTGCTGCAGATTGTAAAGAGCCCGTCAGACACGAATAGCGCGGCTGTGCGCCATATGGCGCGCGTCATCGGGTCGCCGCCCTCGAGCCACTCAAGCCAGAAGACGGCCCGACGCTCGGCTCGATTTATAACCGCCAGCCTAGTGGTGTAAGGCCGAGGCGGCAGACACAGATGCCCCTGAAGCCAACAGACAATGGGTTTGATAAGGGCACCATGCAACTGTCCATAATCCAGAAGGTTGCGTCTGAAGCTGATAATCGTTGCCGTATATTGCTTGCTTAAGAAGCCGAGGATCTGATCGATGCTCCAGTTGGCCTCCTTGATGAGGTCAAAGATCCTCGCAAGAGACGGAAAATAGTCCTGCAAGTCACGCTCAATGGCGTCGTCGGCGAACTCGAAGCCCGGTACGAAATAGTCGGCCATGGCGCGGTCGCCCCGGTACATGCAGAAGCGTGCCAGCTCACTCCTGACAATGCCACTGATCGGCCCCATGGCGTCGAGTTCGGCCCGAGCCCCAAGACGCGCGAGATGCTTGATGCGCCGTATGTTGTCTTTGCCGTGGAAGGCATTTATCAGCTCTGGCTTCCAGTTGGAGGCGCCCATGAGGGTCTCGATGGTGACGTAGCGGAACTTGGATGCGAAGCTGCCGTCCACGATCGCGGCCTCGACCACTTCGGGTCGGAACTCTTGGCGGCGCAGCATCCACACGTAATCCACTTCGATGCTCGTGCCCAACAGTTGTCGTGTTTTGCTGTCATTGGCAAACGGGTCCGCGTCGTGCCAAGTGAGGCGTGGCGGCAGGCCCAAACTGCTAATAGACTTAACCGCGACCATGTCCTGGTACATTCCACGACGCGCTGACCAAGGCTGATCTGCTGTAAGCATGGCCTTTGACGCCTCGTTCCAGACGTCAAATACGTATATTGAGTGCGGTCCGAGAGAATGCATGAAGTCCAAGAGGGCCGGCCAGTCGCAGGTGCATGCGTGGCTTATGATGCTCTCATAGAGGTCCTCCATGGTCACCAATCGAATTATTTTTCTATTCAAGTAGCAATCAAAAAATAATCGTGCTCTCTAGAAGATATAGCTGCACTGCGACATAGTCTTGATGCGGTTGTGCTCGCCATAGGTCTCGACGAGCTCGCCAAGGTCAAGCACGTAGAACTCAGCGCCCTCAATCACAGGCTTGGGGGTGTCCATGAGGGCGGGGCCAATGATGACAGTGGCGCGTGCTCCAATCATGGTCTTGCCGCCGCAGATGCGGGTGGATTTGGTGTCGAGTTTGGCGTCGGAGAGGTACCCGAGGTGCGTAAGACTATCGGGGCTCGATGACCACGCCAGCGTGCCACTGATGAGGTCTTTGGCGCTCAAGACACGGTCGGTGAGGGGCACCGAGAGGGCGCCGATGACAAGGCGGGCATTGCGCAGGTAGAGGGGCGCCTCTGGGGCCGCAATCAGGCGCGCATTGAGGGTGCTTGCGAGCGCAGATGGCACGGAGTAGTAAAGCGCATTTGCGGCATTGATGCCCGAGAGTCCCATGGCCTGCCCCAGATAAGGCGTGAACGTGATGGTGTGGGTCGACATGAGCTGCATTGGTGGTTGATATGGGTCCCGTGTTCACATTCAAAAAATCAACACGCTCAGGTCTATTCAAAGCCGAGTAAAATGCCTCTGGCGCAGTAGGCGAGTTCACGAGGCATGGGTGGGATGAAGTAAATGTCGGTCTCGTTGTCAATGCGCAAGAAGCGCGCCCAGGCACACAAGGTCGGCACCATGATCTCCTCGAATCGGGCGCTCACAATACCGTCCTTGTGTGTTTGGGTGTGCGAGGCCGACCATAAGCTATGATGCACAGTGACCCTCTTGAGCGACACGGCCCCCCAGCGCGCTGAGTCATCGTCTTTCGGCAGACACATGCCCGTGATTTCGATGCTTGCACGCGTGTCGAGCGAGGACCTCACGGCGTGGTCCGCGAGCGCCTGCAGGGGCGCGACATGACCTTGGACGTCGCAGGCAATGAGGCCGGGTGCGATAAGGATGTCGAATTTCATGGGGTAGAACCAGCTGCAGAATATTATACTCGGCAGCGCCGTGCGAGGCATGGCCTCGACGTTAAGGACGCGCATGAAGCGCAAGCCGCGACTGTGCACGATGAGGGGGTGGGGCTCTCCTTGAGACATTGGCACCTCGAGGTTGCCGATCTTGAAAGAGCCGATGGTCAGCTTGACACCCTCATGGATGGTGGACTCGATGAGGTGCTCGATGCTCATGATGAACCACTGCAAGTAGACTTGCGGTAATTTGTGTTTTCTCGGTCGTTTTGTTCGATGGTTCTGCGGCCTATTTAACCCAATCAGCAAACGTCCGCAAGTCTAGTCTATTGAAGATACCGAACGCATTCAAAAAATAAGGGGTCGCTTAATTGCAATATGGGCGCGTCCAGAAGGGGTCGATAACAATCTGTAAAAGCCATTGGGCCGCGGGGTCGCTCCATGTCCCATGAGTGAGAAGCTCCTGTAGCTCATAAGGCAGTTGCGATGCAATACGAAGAAAACGTACCACTGGATGCGCGGGGTCAGACCCTAAGATCATCGTCCCATCCGCGACCATGACGGCCGCCGCAAGCCAGACGGCGCGTTGAAAGGCCTTGCTGGTCTTCGGTTCTGATGCCTCAGGATGGACCGATGGATTACCGATGAAACCGGTCGACCAGCGCAGCAGGAAAGTGAGGCGCGCGTGAAGGCGTGTTGCAGAGAGGCCGCCTCCCTTATGTGGCTGGGCGACCATGGTCAATGCCAGTTGGAGACATGCCTCCGCGTACTGTGGCGTGCGATATAACTCCCGAATACAGGCACTCACAAAATACTCATCGAAGGTGCTGATCAGGCGGGCGTGATCGCGAGCACGAAGATGCTGTAGACGTGCGAGGAGTTGGGTACTCGTGTAGCCATGACACTCGGCAATATGGAAGACCGCCCCAATGGTGTGTGTGTTGATCTGATAGTCGTCGTCGTAGAATAGCGTTTCCAGGGGTATTACCCAACCTGCTTGTTTCACATAAAACTCCATTCTCTCAGTCTTGCCAGCTTGTCGACACACTTCCCAGAGGTTTCTGCATTCGCTCTTGGTCGGTTTTAGCAACTCGATTGCTTGCCATGCATTGATTTTTTCAAGCTCACGAAACCACTCACTGCGCCAAAATGCCGAAATTAATATCGCTAAAAACTCAGGGTTGAAACCGGCAACGGACCATGACGCGTGTTGGACGAGGCGAATCGCTTGCTTTGGTGGGAATAGACTAAGGCCGTTTTTGCACTGAAAAACGTGCTCCACAAACTCATCGGTGACCTCTTGGTTTCGCATCCAATGTATTAATAACAGACTATATTTGCCGTCTAATTTCCTGAGCCATGGGCGGCAACAGGGCAAGCCATAATGGGTAATAAGGTTCTTCGGAAGGGTGATCTGCCAGTTGAGGGAATAAATCTCGTCCATCTTGTCTAGCATGGCAAGTGGCGGCGTAGGTGAGGCATCGAAGGCGGCTCCGATAGCCTCGTTCCAGACGGCTCTGGCTGCAGCAGTGTGCCATGTTTCGGCATCGAGAAAAGCCTTGAAGGCCGGCCAATCGAGGGTGCCTGCGAGGCGAATGACCTCGGCGTAGAAGGTGTCCATGATGGCAAGTGGATTAATTTTCGGAACGAATCAAAAAATAATCAAGGCCTCCTACGCGTCCGCGATGGCCGTGACCCGCCCGATGACCTCATTGGCGCAATGCTCCCGCACGGCCGCGTAGATGTTATTGTAGATCGGCACGTGCTTCTCGAGGGTGTCGAGGTCAAGCCACGTGATCTCATCGACCTCGAGCCGCTGGGCGCGCTGCTTGTGGTTGATGTTAGAGCGCACGCGGTCCTGCTTCATGCGGCCGAAGTAGTACGTGCGCCGGTACGTGCGGTGGTCGTCCGTGCCAATGAAGTTGTGCTTGACGGGGTCCATGGGCAGGATGTCGTACATGTCATCGTGGATGTTCGTCTCTTCGAGGGTCTCGCGCTTGGCGGCCTCGATCTCGCCCTCGGCGCTGTCACGGGCGCGGCCCTTGGGAAACTCGAACATCTCAAAGAGGCCGATGTGCGCGGTCGAGCGCAGCCATGCCTGAAGCCGCTCCCCGTGGTCGTGCCGCACGAACGTCTCATTGAACTTCAGCTTCCGGCTGTTGTACTTGGCGAGCTCCTCCGGCAGCACAATGGACGTCTCAGGGTGCATGAGCCAGAACTTGAAGAAGATCGTGGCGAAGTTCATGCTGTCGATGAAGGTCTTCTCCTCGGCCGTCATGAGCGAGAAGCGGTGCTTCATGTCGGCCTCAAAGTTGCCGCTGCGAGGGTCATAGGAGCCGTTGACGAAGTCGCCAAAGGGGTACGAGCATCGACGCTTGATGACGAGGATCTTGATGGCGCCGTAGTTGGTGGTGCCGTCCCAGACGAACAGGACGAGGCCGAAGGTGTGATTGGTCATGACAGCGTAATCTAGATGAGTTAATTCTTTGCTCTTAAATCGCAAAAAATAATAACGCGTCTTACATCGCGTCTATTGGCACAGCTGCAGACCCGCTCTCGATGCACCAGGAGCGCAAGTTGGCGAGCTCATTGGGCGTCTCTGTTGCGTGTTCAATGCGCGCGAAGATCCACGTTTTGTCCGCCAACCAGCGCGTTGGGACGATGCTGTGGTACGCCATCACGAGCGGGTACGAGCAGAAGCGATCGGCGCCTCCATCGCGCGAGGCTGGTGCGATATCACGAGCCCCGAAGACCCGCCACCCTAGCACCGTGAGCTGCTTGGAGACCGCGTCAATGGCCCACTCCGGCAGGATGATGTAAGAGACGAGGGGCATCTGCGCGTCTAGGCTGGTGGCATCATGATCAAAAAATCAAATGTGCACAGTAGGATTTAGGGTCTCTAAACCGGCACAATAGGTCGGTCCTCCGGGAACCACTTGTTGAGCCAATGGGTCGCGGTCTTGAGGCTCGCCATGGCTGCATTTCCTGTGTCCTTACAGTAAGCCCGCAGTGCGTCAAGTTGCGGCTCTAAGCTGGCTGTGATTTGCGGTTGGGCGTCGCCCATGTGCAAGTGAACATTGCCTCTGCTGGTATCCGAACTCACCTGAAAGCCTACGGCGGCCACGACCCAATGGGGGTCAGCGCCCCAGCCCGCGACGGTCGCCCCGAGCTCCATGCTGAGGTTACTAGCCGTGATGTCGAAGCCGCAAAACTCGTCGATGAGCGGATAGGACTCTTGCCGAGCATCACCAAGCAGCGAATGAACCTTGAAGGCGCGCCAATGGAGCTTAGCGAGGTCGGCTGAGACCGTCGTAATCACACTGCTCGGGACCACGATGCACGTGCAGATGTAGGTGCCCATGACGTTACTAAACTTGCGGACGTTTGCCGACCTCAATGCTTTTTGTGGGGGCAAAAAATCAACGTTAAATGCGGACCACTTTAGGCTCGACCCCGGCGACCGGGAACCATTGCGCAGCATACAGCCCACTGCGTCGAGAGGTAGCGACCGCAGCGTTACCAGTGCTGCGGCAGTACTCCTCAAGTGGCGCAAACATGTGCCGAATTAGCGTCGTGAGTTCGGTGTGTTCTTGAGTGATCGCGACAATACGCCACTCACCGCCTGACACCTCGAGCCATCTGCGCGCGATGTGCACGAGCGCCCAATCGTCACAGCTAAGCCAATGAGGGACCTCAGGGCGCTGCTGATAGTCGGCACCGAAGCAGTCTTCAATGATCGGAAGGACGTGGTCGCGGTCTGTGCCGCTGAGGAATTTCACGTTGCTAAGCTTCCAGCCAAGGCGCTTAATATCGTCAATGACGAGCTGCCTTTGCGCCTGGCTACTTAGCGGCAACACAAGGCACGTCGAGATGTCAGTCATGGATGGACTGTTGCCGATTTGGGTTAAAATAGACTATGACGACCATCAATAAAAGAATCAAATAATGTAGACATTTGAACGGCTATAATTAATGAAAATCAGCCATGCAGTCGACCATTCGCTTCGATGCTTCTGAGCATCCCGACTTCGACGCCACTTGCGATCGTGTAGAGGCCTACCTAGCGCAGTTTCCTGCCGTGGAGGAGCAGGGTGGAAAGGCTTGGCGCATTCAACGCGCGCTCTACAGGGAAGTCAATGACGTGCCCAGCAAGGTTGCAAGTGACCCAGGCGCCACGCTGGTCGAGCCCCCTAAGAACTACTACGCCGTGGGTGGCAGTGAGCTTGGAGTGCTGTTGGGCATTGACAAGAAGTTCACCAACGAGACCGGCCTCCTCAGCAAGAAGGCGCATTTCTTGACGACCTGCTCGGACCCCGAGAGCTTCGACGCACCGACTATGACCGAGTGGGGCCACATCGTCGAGCCGTGCCTCGCGTCGTACGTCGCGGCGGTCTTTGGGACGCGCCATTTCGCCCTTGAGGCGTCGGTCGTGCATAGGTCCGTCAAGAACTTTCGCTACTCTCCAGATGGCTTCGTGGTGCTGCGCCGTACCGCTGGGGATGGCACTGAAGAGGGCCGCGACGAGCTAATCATCGCCGTCCTCGAGCTCAAGAACCCCTTCGGCCGCGTCGTGAAGGGCGACAAAGTGCCCGACCATTACCTCCCGCAGGTCATGTCCGGCATGGACACCTTCAGCGACCTCGTGACCCATGGGCTCTTCGTCGAGGCCAATTTCTACGTGCAGTCGTTGGACGATTACGGCCGCCCCCGCTACAACCCCACCATCAGCGGAATGTACAACAGCGTCAATGGCAAGAAGGGCGCCGAACGCTTCGATGGCATCGAGTGCAAGGACGCGTGCCTGGTGGGCTTTTGGCTGCGCGACCAGGGGTCCGCGGACGTCATTGATGCGCTCAAGAAGATCCTTGTACGCAACGCATACGTGCCCAAGCACGGCGTCTTTGACCTCGGCCGCACCAACAAAGAAGTCTTCGAGATGATCATGCTACTCAGCGCGGGTAAGACGTTCGTGACGCGCGAGAGCCGCTTCCTGCGCAGCCATGGCGTCTCTGCGAGCGAGTCCATCGAGGCCTTTAAGGCGATTGAGACTGGCCTCTTGTTCATCATGCCCATCGGGATCTTCAAGGACGCCTGGTACCTGCACGCCGTGGACCGCTACTACGTCGAGGCGCGCCGACCCATCATCGAGCGCTTCACTGCCAAGCTGGCCCGCGAGGTTGAGCTCCATGGTGGTCTTCATGCAGCCTTCACAGCGACGACCCCTGAGGAGCTCGATGAGGCGCTTGGTGAGGTAGTAAAGCCTATGACGAACGAGGACCGGGTTCGCGAAATCAATGCGGCCGCAGCTGCGACTAAGGCGCGCTCAAGTCGCTATGCGGACACTGCTAGTTTCGATCAATGATCGAAGCTCATGACGAGTAACAGAGAATTAAAAAATAAGTCTAACAGGAATCGGGGAACAACCAACGACCGCCTTCGTCAATTTTTTGTCGTAAGATACAACCACCTCGATTGTGCTGTCGGAGGCATATTACGACTTGTAACTCAAGCGGCAACTGTGTCATTATGTTCACCCAACGAACTTGCTTGGATGAAGCTGCGATACTAAGACGAAAATAATCATCAGTGATCAAGAGTAAACCGAAGAGACTGACTGCGGCAGGCAAGCAAGGATGATCGGCACAAGCTATCCAATACTTCGCCAATTCACACAGGTCACGATGCCCGGTTTGAGCTGCCCAATGTAGCATCCCGTCAAAGTCCGTGGCACCCCAAGATTTAGCCAGCTCGCCAAGGTCACGATGCCCACCTCGAGCTGCCCAATGTAGCATCCAGTCAAAGTCCGTAGCGCCCCAGGACTTGGCCAGCTCGCAAAGGTCGCGATGTCCGCCCCGAGCTGCCCCATTTAGCATCCAGTCAAAGTCCGTGGCGCCCCAGGACTTGGCCAGCTCGCAAAGGTCGCGATGTCCGCCTTGAGCTGCCCTATAGAGCATCCCGTTAAAGTCAGTGGCACCCTGTTGTTTAGCTTCTTTACAACCTTGATGATCTCCGATCCATGCAGCTTCGGTCAGCTTAACGTTCATTTTGTCTCAGGGCCAATGCTCGTCAATTTGTGTTAAAATAAGTCGCAATCTTACACTGTGAGTATTTTGGTAATCAAATTTATTTACTACATGTTCGCAAAAAATAACTGCACTTGATGCGGGGACACCCCACGACCCACTGAGACAGCAGGCGAGCTCAATCGGCCTTGGGAGCGGGGGCGGACTCGCTGGTCGCAGCCACGGCGCCACCAATCACGAGCGGCATGGGCGGAGGACCAACACTGCCGAGCTCCTTGGCAATGACGAGCATCTCGTCCCACTTCTCGTGCCACTTGGAGTCGTTCTCGGCGAGCTTCTTCTTGTCGCGCTGGAGCTGATCGAGCTTCTCCTGCTCGCGGCGCTTGGCGGCCTGAGCCTTCTTGGACTTGCGGTCGGCGGCGCGGGTCTCGAGGGACTTCTTGTAGCCTTCAACGTCGGCCCCGAAGCCGGCCTCAGCGGCGGACTTGGCGAGGGCCTTCTCCTGCGCCTTAGTGGCGTTCTGGGTGCGCAGAGCGTGGATGTCAGCGACACTGTACTTGACGGCGACGCCCTTCTCCTTGGAGTCGACGACGGACTTCTTCTGGGCGTACACGATGTCGTTCACGGCGTGGCGGTGCTTGGTGTAGGCAGAGAAATCGTCTGACATCTCGTCGATGAAGCTGTCGAGGATGGCGAGCTCGTGGTCGCGCACGTCGGCCGTGAAGCGGCTGTCGGTGCTGTCGTAGATGAGCTGCTTGAGACGGCCGGTGAGCTCCTCAACGTCGATCTTGACGCCCACGTCGGTCTCGGCACCGGCACCCTTGGTCTCATTGACGTAAGTGTGGATGCCACAGAGGACCTTCTCGGCGAACTGCATGGCGAGGAAGTTGAGGAGCTCCTTGGTGGCGGTGGAGATGCGGATGGAGGGGATCTTAACGTCCTCGGGCTTCTTGCCGTCGGTCTCGGCCTTCTTCTTGGCCTCGGTCTCGTAGTGGCCCTTAACGATGTTGATGAGCTCGGTAATGATGCACTTGATGTTCTTGGCGTTGGTGGCATCGTCTGTCTCGTCGGTCTCGGCCACTGGCTCGGCGGCACTGGCAGCAGCACCAGCCGCGGTGCCAGTCTTCCTGACGGGCTCCGGGAAGAAGTCAATGAAGGCGCGGGCCTGCTGGAAGAACCAGTTGGCGAGGGGAAAGCTGCGCATGGAGCCGGCAGAGTTGAGGCAGGCGCGGACGCTCTTGGTGTCGACGGCGACCATCTGGTAGTGCTTGGCGTCCTTGTCGCCGGCCTCAATGGCCTTGATCTCCTCCCAGATCTGGTCGCGGCGGAACTGGATGAAGTTCTTCAGCATGCTGGCGATGATGTACTTGGTGAGGGTCTCGAGGAAGTAATAGGTCTCCTCAGTGATGATCTTCTTCTCGCGGTTGATCATCCAGCGCTGGTAGAGGTCGCCGCTCGAGGCGGACTTGATGTAGCTCTTAACGAGCGAGTCAGAGAGCTGCTTGAGGCGTTGGTCCTTGTCGCGGATGTCCGCGAGGACGGCCTTGCCGCCTTCGGTCCGGTTGTACTGCGAGTACCTTGAGACCTTCACCTTCTTGCCGGCGGCGTCGACTTCCTCGACCTCGGCCGCGTGCAGAGACGCAATGCCGCTCATGGGCTTGATGCCCTTGCCTTCGAGGGCGGTCCAAGCCTCCTCGAGGACCTTCTCGCGCTCGGACGAGTAGGTCACAGTCGCGTGAATGCGCGAGGCGTAGCACTGACCGGCGCCAGCATAGAGGCCACGGTTCAGCTTGGGGGGCTGAAGCTGAGCGAGCTCAGGAAGCACGACCTTAGGCTGCTTGGCAGCGGCAGGAGCGCGCTTGGGCTTGCTGGGCTTGGGCGGGAGAGAGACGTCGATGGGGACGTCGAAGGGCTCGACCTTGTCATAGACGAACTTCTCAGTGCTGGCGGCGGGAGTGGTCATAATTGCGAGGAGAAACGGTAGTGTTGCTCGAGAGTGGGGAGGGTTGATCGGGACTGCTGAATTTGTTTGCCGAGTTCAAATATCTGGTTGAAGGGTGCAAAAAATAACTTCCGGCCCTCACATAATGAGGATATCGAAGCCAATGGAATCGGCTACTGCATTCAGGGGTCGATCCTCAGCGTCTGGGGCACGACCCCCTGTGAAAGCAGTCGAAGAACCCCCTTGCCCAGGGGTCACAATGAAGCCGTCGATTTGCTCATCAGACGTCGCGTGGCTTGGACGCGCCCCATGGGACACCACCTCCTGCAGGTCAGATTCCTCGTCGTCGACCATCTTCTGAATGGCAGGCGCAAACCTGATGGGTAGTGCGACGGGACGTGGGGTGGCGCTCGCAGCGGCGATGCTAAAGCTCGAGAGGCCATCTTCGTGAGGCGATGCTACGAAGCTTTGCTGCTCGGCTGCTGCTGCTTGCTGATCGGCGAAATGCACGGCCTGCTTGGCACCGGCGCCTTCACGAGCAGCCTGGGCCGCGCGCATCTGTGCGAGCCTTTCTTGGGGATTGGGTGGGCCGGCACCTTGGACCTGACCCCCTCCGGGGGGCCCCATCGCAGGTGTCCCCCCATAGTCGCCCATTTTGCTGCGGGCGTTGAGGGCGCCGTGGGCCTCGTGCGTGGGCTTAAAGCTGAAGAAGAAGATCAAGATGCACACGACGATGATGACACACACGACGAGGCCGAGGATGAGTCGATGGTTCCACATCCAATCGGTCCAGCTCTGCTTTGGAGGCGGCAGAGGCCGGCGCTGGGAGCTAATATCCGACTCGCAGGAATAATCGGACTCGTCGTCACTGGCCTCGCTTGGGCTCGGCGATGGGGTGCGGGACTTCTTCCGAGACCGCTTCTCGGAACGCGTGGCATGCGTATCAACCTCGGGGTCGTCGTCGAGCACTTTAAGTGCCTTGAACTTTTTGGACTCTGACATAAAGGATCGCGATCGAGTACGAATGGAGGACTTCGTGAAATTAGCGCGTTCAATCGCCTCTGGATTACACGAGGTCATTGCGGAGTTGAATGCAAAAGACGAATCGCGTCTGACCGAGCTCACGGGGCGGGTCGAGGTGCAGCTCAAGGTCGTCCTGGGACCCACGCCCAAAGAGCCTGCCGTCGCTGCAGATGCTTACGTGGCGGCCCTCGATTTGCGCACCGATGCCATCGAGATCATCGACATCTTGAGCAACTCACGGTACATGGGGCACGCCGCGATCGTCATGTCGGCGCATAAGATTGAGACCATTCGGGGGCTCATCACGCGCCTCGTGGCAATGAAGGAAGTGGTGGCCGAGGTGTCACGTGCGGCCATTGAGGGGCTCTTTGGGGCGGGCGGCGACCACAAGACCGCTGAGCTGCTTTCCGTGAGCGCCAAAGTGCCTCGGGCGGCGCCTCTAATGCTGCGTTGGATGACACCTGAGGCGGCCCATGAGGCGCTTTGGGGGGGCGGGTCTATGGCGCAACAGGCACTCGGCATAGAGGCATCCTGGTCCCTCCAAACTGTCCCCGGCGACGACGCCGTTTTCGACATTCGCGCCCTCTTGGACCCGGCGTACATGGCCGAGAAAGGCTATGAGAGCATGACCGACGAGGTGGGGCTCTGTGACAAGATCATCGAGCGCATGACCACGATGCGGGTCGGGGTGGCCGGTGGGGTGGCAAACGGCTTCTCGGGTGGCCTATGGACGGACAGTCGGGTGTCCCTCTACAAGACCGCCGCCAAGCTTGTGACCAATCAGAGCGCCTCTCAAAACCACTCGCATCTCACGTACGACGCCCTCATTGAGCTTCAACAGCGCGCATCTTCGGAGGCCCGACAGACCCGCGAGCAGCATAAAGGCGTGCAACGGGAGCGGGTCTACAGCATGCGAAATCCTCTCGACTCGATGCTTGTGCGGTCGCTGACGGACCTGAAGCGGTTCTCGGACGTTAAGACGTACTATGAGATCCAAATCAAGTCGAATAAACCCCATCGCGCCGCGGTCGAAATGATGCTGGAGCACAAGGCGTTTTCGGGCAGTGACGTGCCTTTGAGCGACCTCTATGAGCAGAATGTGAGGCGCATTCAGGGGTGGGCGGACGAAGATGAGACACACCCAGACGACGCCGACCTGACCTTCAACGCAGTCATGCTGGGTATGTGAAGGTATCTCATCGAATTAAATAATTGCTTTTGGGATCCGCATCTTTTTTGGCATCCCAAATGTTTCAGTTCGATCCCAACCTTCGCGTCGCGCGTGATGCCCCGACCGGCATCCTCTTCATCGATGGCAAGTTTAAGCGCACAGCGGGGCGCCCCAGGAGCGGCTATCAGGCCCCCGTCATCGTCATCAGCGGCAACACCCAACGCGGTGCCCTCCTCAGTGACTCGACCCATGAGATCCTCCTCTCGAACCCCCTCATCAAAGTGCTCACCATGCTACGCACGCTCTTGGCGCAGTACGGCATCCTGAATGTGACCCTGCAATTTCGACCCCAGGGCCTCTACGTGGTCGAGGTCGCTGAGAAACGCAACGTGTCGCGTGGCATACTTTCGCTGTTCTTTGACGCCCGCTACGTGCACCACTACTTCTGCCAGTACCCGGTCAACGTGCAGATCAGCCGATCGAAGCTCGCCGAGGCCATGAACGTCATGTGCAATGAGTCCCATTACGTCTTTATGCGGCTGCAACCTAAGGCCCCTGAGACGCCCGGTGAGACCGACGTCAGCCTCATGTCCTTCGAGATGCGCGTGCACATTAACAGCGAGAGCCTGAACGTGTTTTTGAAGTCGGAATTTCCGCTGCCGGTCGTGTCCGAGACCCTCGCCCTGCACCTGCCGCCGCCCGACGAGTACTACCCGTTTGAGTTTCGCATCGCCAACAACGCCTTCAAGAGCTTCATTAAGGATGACAATGGCGACACGATCGTCATCAAGAAGAGCATCACGACGCCCATGCAGATATTTCACGGGCGCGGTTCCGAGCTGCACATCAACATCGCCGACAGCAGCAACATTGTGTACAACCACATCGACCCTCAGCAAATGCTGCACGTCAGCATGCCGGTGCACCTCGCTCAGACCTTCGCGCAGCAGGGCGACGCCTCCAACCACCTGCGCATTGCGGTGCATCCGACGGACCCGACCGTGCTGTCGTACTACATCGAAAACACGCAGTTCAAGACGCAGTACAGGATTGGCGACGACGAGAAGATCATCGCGGCCGTGGTGCGGCTTTACATCATGCCGAAGGAGAGCTCGTGAGGGGAAGGCCCATGAGATTTTTTGAAGTTAATTTTCCGCATAGACCTATAGCCTGGTAAATCATGTCTCTTTGTAAGGTCTGCGGCAAGGTCAATACCATGCGTACTAAGGACGAGGGCATGCCCTATCTGGTCGAAGGCGTCTGCGTCGACTGCCCCCAGATCAAGCTTCGGCACCAGTTTATGGTCGTGGGAGAGATCGCAACTTTTGAGGTCATGTTCCGCAAGAAGCCCCACGCGGTCATTGTCGATGCTAGCCTAGTGCCCAGCATTTGCCATTACAGGTGGCAAATAGACGCCGCCAATGGCAAGAAGACGCTGATCACGAAGTGGCATGGTGAGGATGGCGCGTTTCATTCGATGTTTTTGCGCGACTGTGCGAGGCTTGATAAGCCTGCTAACCATTATGTGGTTCATAAAAACGGCGATACCTGCGACGTTCGTCGCGCCAATATCGAGTACATGAGCCGGGTGGACCATGTCCGCGGCTATGCCTGCCACTCGTCCCCGGGGCAGCTGTATGGGGTCACTAACCCGCGGCCTAAGGCGCCTAGACCCTGGTGCGCTGGTGTGACGGTCTGTGGGGTGCGACGCGAGGCCTGCTTCAAGACGCGCCTCGAGGCCGCATGTTGGGTGCGTTTCGTGGTGCGTGATCTTCAGCTCGGAACGCGCGGGCTCATTGAGGAGAGCGAGCTTGACGGCCTCGACCCCATCACCCGCAGCATGGTTGAGGGGAACGCTAGTGTCGCGGCCGCTGAGCTGCGAGAATAGACTTGCGTGGTTCTACGACCTCTTTTAACCCAAATCCGCAAACGCCACGCAAGTCTAATGACAACCAGACTTGATTTTTTGCGACTGAATGTACACGATGGCGCATGTCAATCATGGCGCAATTCGCGATTAACACCAAGGGCGGTCTTGAGTCCACGATGGTGACCGAGCCTCCCAAGCCCGCTTCTCCGGACAAGGAAACAAGACGCATCGGAGCCGGCGTGGACGAGGAGGAAATCGACCGAAGGCGCCTCTGCGTCAAGGGCAGCGGCTCGACATACGTCATCGGGAGCAAGATTGGAGACGCGTGGGAGCTCGCCAAGGGCGCCATTGAGGCCGACCAGATTGGACCTGAGACACCTCTTATCGAGCCCGATGGCTCGTCCGCAATGGCGTTCTTCGAGGGCCTTCCGCGGCGCGCCACCGATGCCGAACTGTTCTTGACGCTGGCCCGGCGCTGCAACGTCTTCAACAACTTTCCCGCGAGCGCGTTGGGAGGTCATTGGGACGAAGACGCCATTCGTGACGCGGTCCTTAAGGCGCACCCTGACATCTCACGCGACGAGTTTTACCTGTCCGTGATTGCCCCTGAGCCGTGGGTTGATTCGGCCCATGAGCACGTGTTTGGCACCGTGGGTGACATGTTGGGGGCGATGGAGCGTGTCGCGGCCTTTGCACGGGCCTATGAAGCGTTCCTCGAGAAGGCCTTTGACATCTGGCGGCGCGGCCGTGAGGCTCTTGCCTATGTTCTTTAAAGACGCAAAAAATAACAGTTCGTTTTTTGGCGATTAGACCGTGGCAGCACGGACATCGGCGATGAGCCTTTCATGGTCCACAAGGACCTTGTAGGTCTTCACGGGCTTCAAGAAGTGCTGCAGGTGCTCAGGGATGTCGACCTTGGCATTGCAAATGATGCGCAATTCCATGACGTTCACGCCACCAGAGACGCGGATGCTCGGGGCGCCGACGCCGTGGGACTCGATCACGGCGCGCTCGACCTTGGGTCCAAGCTCGACGTGAAGATACCCATCGGCGTCAAGGGAGTCGGTGTGCTGGTACCCATTGATGTTGATCACGGTCTCGTTGAAGAACATAGTTTCTGCTGTGTCGGAGTAGGTGGGAAGTGGGGTGGGGAAAGATGATAAAGTATAGAGGCAAGTAAAAAATCAAATATACCTACGTTTCACGAGGACCGAAAAAGGTGCGTCGCCCTGAAGTCCGTCATCTTGTCGTCGGGGATCTCACCGTGCTTAAAGCTTTCAGCGGTCTGCCCATTGAGCCGCGACCAGATGTAGTAAAGGGCATAAACGCCGCACTCGGTGTTGCCTCTCTGGTGCCTGATGGCTGTCACAGGCACGAATTGAGGGGCCGTTTCGGCACCCATGGCCGCTCCAATTGCACGCTGGGCGAGGGGCACCCAATGAAGGACCTCGGGATAAGGGGCATTGCCGCTAGAGTTGAAGAACTCGATGGTGGGGCCGCTGACATTTGCAAGGTCAATAAAGATGCACGTCCAGTGCTTTCCGGGGCCACTGATCGTGTCGCTGTTTAGGACGATGGCGAATCGACGCCTTGGGGGGCCGCTCGAGCAGGCATGCTTGACACCGCGCAGCTCATGGCTCACGAAGGTCGCACCCTTGCCCGCTTGAAGCGCCGGAAGGGCCGCCAACAGCTGCATAGGCGTGCCTCCATAGCTCGCAAAGTCCATCATCGTGAAGCCCGGGTTGCAGAAATCTGGCCAGCGTCGCTCCCATTGCCACAGCACATTGTCAATCTCGTCGTTCGAGAGGGGCTTTGGATCGTGCGGTCCAAGGGGTTTATAACACGTGTCCAGGATGACTCTGGCGCTTGGGATGGCGGTCTGGACGGCACTCTTATCCCACAGCTCATGCTCGTGGCGGACCTCGTGGGTCTTAAGAAGGGCGCCGAGGTTGTCGACTTTTGGCTCGAGTCCCACGGCCACACAGAGGGTCTTAAAGTCGTCTGGCGGCATGCACATTTGGCCCCTGATGTGCAGGGCACACTGCGAGACTGGTTCTTCAGCGCGACCTTCCATAATTGATTCCCGTCTTCCAGGGGGTCACCGATTCGTTAGTTGTTACAAATTTTGCGTTAGACTTGCGTCGGTCCTATAGTTCTATTGTTCTTCGTCCCGTTTTTAGCTTCGTGTTTTTGACTCTATATATTCTGTTTCAAGCGATTTCTCACAATGCCGCCTATTGAAGCCATGGAAAGCAGCGTGGATCTTGCCCCTCAAGCTGACCCCGAAGAGCAGACCAACCAGCTCAATAAGCGCCTTCTCTATGTTGTCGGCCACCTGCGCCGCGGCTCCGAGATCCTCAAGGTCCTCATGAGCGACGACAAGCCCCTGACCGTGCTCTATGGCGGCTTCCTTCGCGACCTCGTCCAGGTCCTTCACGATGGGCGCTTCAACATGCGCTCAGAAGCCCCTGAGACCAATAAACCCGCACTGTATTGGGCCCAAATCTTGCAGCTGCGTAGTGAGAACCACTATCAGCTCGACGGCCACGACTGTTGCGGTCTCTTCTCTGACATGGACCTGCACAGCGATGTCAAAATCGACGTCACCATGGAAAGCCTCCAGCGCTTCAGGAGCTGGGGCCCGACCTTCAACCGCGACCAGCACACTGACGCCATTAAGTCGGTGGCCCTCGGACTCCGCGAGGAGATCGCCCACGAGGATGGCCACACTGAGCCGGTTTACTTCGACGTCCAAATGTGCAACAACATGCGCGGACTCGACTTCACGTGCAACATGCTCGTGACCGACGGCCGCCGCGTCTTCTCCAAGACCGAGTACAATGGGGGCCTCTCTGTCGACGTGCCTCTCGGGCTCATCTATGAGTCGTGCGTGCGCCGCGTCCTGATGCCCATCATGAGCCCCCACAACGGCACCTTCAACTGGAGCATCGTGTACGTGCCCAGCGACTCGAAGACCAAAGAGGCGCTCCCAAAAAAGCTGCGTCCGAGCGCCACCAAGCTGCTCCTCAAAGGCTACACCACCGACATAGAATGGGCGAGCAACCTAGACGGCCTTCTTGGGGGATCGACCTTTCAGTTCATGTCGGCCACGCATCTGTTCAAGAGCGCGCTGCGCACGATGCGCTGTGCCCCCAGGGGACCGCTCATTGCCACGCGTTGATGGCCGCCGCGAGCTCGCGGACTTGCATTGTGACGTCATCCGAATCTTTTTTGGACGTCTTTGAGGTGGCCTTCTTGGCCGTTGAGGTGAATTTGCTTGTGCCTTTGAAGCTGTCGCGGGTCAGCCAGAAGAGGATCAGAGCGATCACTATGATAACGGCGAGGACGACAATTGGCGACATCGTGATGAGTCTAATGTGCGTTTGAGATCAAACGTGTAATAGGAATCGGCGTGACCATTTTTCCTACAATGCAAAAAACAAATTGTCATGCTCGTCGGGTTAAGTCATGGAGGATACCCTCACGACCCTTAAGAAGCCTGAGTCTGGGCAATGCCGAGGAGGGTGGCGGCCTTGACCTGACCGATGTTGGTTCCCATCTTGCGGCCGCTGAAACCGAGGAGGCCCTGAGAGCCATTGCGGGGAGCAGAGTCATTGCCGTAGTTGTACATGGCGGAGGTGTTGCTGTTCACAGCCTGGTTGACACATGAGCCACCGAGACTGTAGGTGCCCTGGGGGCAGCCTCCGCTGGTCATGACCATTGGAGCGGCGGCGGCCGCAGCTGGTCCCGCCGTGGCATAGCGAGCCGAGAAGCTCTGGCCGGTGGGGAGGCCGACCCGCTTGGCAAGGGCACCATAGCCACCCGCGAAGAAGACGACGATGATGACGATAAGGACGATGACGATGATAGCCGACTGAAAGTGGCTAGTTGGCTGGTCATCCCACAGCTTCTTGATTGAGTCGAATGCACCGCTCATTGTTGCCCAAAAATTTGACAGGGTACGTCGAGATGTATCACTGCCTCGTAAATCAGATTTCGCGAGAAATAATAGACTTGCAGGCGTTTGCCGATTTGGGTTAAAATAGGCCGCAGAACCACCGGATAAAACGACCGAGAAAACACAAATTACCGCAAGTCTAATTGGGGTGTATTTCAACAATCCACACAAAGAGACCCGTAGAAAGTCATGAGCGTGCCTGCCCCGGTCAACTACGCGCGCAATGTCGCCGCCTTCCTTCGGTATAGGACGGGCCACGAGGTGACGATGCCCCCAGATGCCGCCCTCATCAGCGCCACCAACAAGGTCGGCTATTTCACGCTCGCTGCCGGGCCCATCTTGGCGCTTCTGATCGACGAGAACGCGGGCATCCTAACGACCAAGGCGAACATCACGAGCATGCTCAGCAAGATCACGCCGAGCCTCAAGGGTGTCAGTGAGCTGCTGGTCGTGGCCATTATTCGCTCATCCCACACGCGCATTGGGGCGCTTACATCGCTCAAGGGCGCGCTTGATACCCTGGCCGAGGGCAACAAGCTCAGCATCGCGCGCCTCGAGGTGACCGGGACCTTCGCCTTCAACATGCTTAAGCGCGGGACGTTTCCCCAGCGCGAGTCGCTCATTAAGAACGTGCCTGGGGATATCGCCGCGCCCCACCTCCGCAGCGACGTTCTGACGCCCGAGGAGCGCGCCAAGTATGAGCTTGTTTTGAGCGGCACTGAAAGGTCCCGCTGGAACAACATCGCCCAGATCGAGGAAAATAATGCCTTCTGCGTCTGGAACGGCTATCGCGCCGGCGACATCATCTGGGTGGAGACGCTCAGCATGAACGCCAAAGGGCCGATCGAGCTGCGGCGTGTGATTCCAGGGACGCTCCCGAAAGACGAGCCGGAAGAAAAAAAGACGACGGTTGTGGCTGAAGAGTAGCGCCACTTGGCGCTTATTTACGAGCCAACGGCATAAACCGACGCTGCACTTTTTTGCAACCCAAGGGCCCATTGAAGCGCGTTACGGTCGAGGCTTGGGGGTGCGGTACCAGCATCTGTGAGGCGCACCAGGTACTCTTGCAGCTCAATAGGTAGCTGTGTGGCGATGCTCATAAACGCCATCAAGCGCGCGACTTGGTAGTAGGTCAGCCATTCTTCTTTGGTCGCACGCTGGACGTTAGGCGTGGTTAGTACCGCTGGGCGAGCAAGATACTTGTCGGAGGTCAGTACGACGAGCGCGAAAAGATGATCGACCCGAAGCTGCTGGCCCCTGATGAAGTCGTCATAGTGCCAACGCCATGGCACGTAGCATCGCACCACGCTCCATGGCACGTGGACTGCAACAAAGGTCACCTCCGTGCGCGGCGTGACTATGCGCTCAATTAGCTGATGCCATGTCTGGTCGGCGACCGGCGATGTGATGGGGAGCGGGGACGTAAGATAGTGAAACCAGACACCGATGCAACGTGCGAGCCAGACGGCATGTTCGATTTGACCACATACCAGTAGTGATTTTATGGTATGTGATACTGGCATTAGGAACTTGTGCTCCAACAGCCATCGATAATTGGCGTGATGAAGATCGGCGGGGTCATTGTAGAGGCTGTCGCTGTTGGTGTTTGATAATGTGATAGGCGGTTTAGGCGCCCTCAGGTCGCGACACAGCTCATAGAGAACAATGGTGTTCGGGCATAATTCGAGGACCAGTTTGATAATCAGAG